CATGCTTGTAACCTTGCTCACATCCCAACCCTCAATGCTCAAACTCTGCAACGAGGAACAAGCACAAAACATTTGTTCCATGCTTGTAACCTTGCTCACATCCCAACCCTCAATGCTCAAACTCTGCAACGAGGAGCATCCGTAGAATATTTGGTTCATGCTTGTAACCTTGCTCACATCCCAACCCTCAATGCTCAAACTCTGCAACGAGGAACAACCAGAAAACATTCCGTACATGCTTGTAACCTTGCTCACATCAAAACCCTCAATGCTCAAACTCTGCAACGAGGAGCAACCAGAAAACATTCGTCTCAGTGTGACGTTCTTACTGATGCCAAGATTATTGAGGGCTAATGACGATATTTTGTTACAGCCTTGAAAAAGTCCTTGAGCTTCTCCTTCTTTATAATAGGATAGTCTTATCGCTGATGTCAAATGAGACAAGTCTGCCCATAACAATGGGATGAACGGACCATATTGCTTACCTCCAAATTGAAGTTGTTGTTTGGGGTATAGACGGGTTCTTGTCTTGCCTTTTATGATTACTGCTTTGTAATCTACATACACCGTCGTATCTGCCAAAAACAAGACATCTACCCAGTTTCCGTGCAGCTCGTCTATCTTCTTTCGCGTCTCGTCTTCTTTCTGCGACAGATTGCCCAGCTGCGTTGATACGCTCGCCAGTACACCATCTCTCGTTACCTTCATCGTCAAGTCAGCCACGCCCACCTTGTAGCTGACGACAACCTTTATAGCGGAGTTGCCCTTGAAGTGGCTCATGTATCGGCAGTAGCCGTCCTTCGGCAGTTCCGCATCTGCGTTAAGACTAACGAGCGGCGAGTATGTGCCAACCTTTGTTTCGTACACCATAGGCAGTGCATCTACCGTAGCACCTGTCTCGTCAGTAATAGCAAAGCTCTTGTCCTCGGCATAGGTGTATGTATATGTGTGTGTCGCACCCAGATACGTAGCCGTAGCCGTAGCCGTTGTGCCGTCGGAGTTGTATGTGTAGGTGTAATCAATGCCGCGCGTCTCCACGCTCTGTATGTACTCTGCGAAGATGCACACGCTTTCGTCTATCACGTTCGGTTTGAACAGGTATACGTTACCTTTCTCCGCCGTGAACTCCGCAATAGCCCAGCCGCTCTTGTTTACCTTCGCACCGCTTGCCGATATAGCCTTGTTCGTCTCCTTCGCCGTCAGCACGATGTCTGGTCTGTCCGTGTATGCACCCATTGTTTCCGACAGGTGTTTCACCTCGCTCACCACGTCGCCCACCTCGGCATAACTTGCCAGTTGCAGTGATGTGCTCTCTCCATTGCGGTCTGTAACGGTCAGAACATCGTTAGCGAGGGAAGCATCCACATTCTCTGCTGCCACTGCCGCCGCGTTTGCTTTTTCTGCCGAAGAATTGGCTTTGGAGGTAGCAATAGTAGCTTCACTTGCGGCATCAGAGGCTTTCTTTGTCGCTGCCTCGCAGTTCGTCTTAGTGGTTGCGAGGTCGGCTTCACGCTGTTCTTCAGCTGAAACGCGGAATGCCTCCGCAGCGGTTCGGACTTCTTCCGCTTCCTTACGTTGTGTTTCAGCAGCCTTTCTTTCCGTCTCATTAGCCTTGCGTTCCTGCTCGTCGGTTCTACGTTCATCCTCTGCTGTCTGACGTGCCGTTTCTCCGTTGACTCGCTCTGATTCTTCCACCTGGCGAACATCCTCGTTGCTCGTGCGCTCTATTTCTGCTGACACACGCTGCTGTTCGGCAAACTCTCTGTTGCTTTCAGAGGTCTTACGTTCGTTCTCATTATTCACACGCTCCGCTTCTGCGTTCTGACGAGCAATCTCCGCAGTTTTTCTTGCTGTTTCGTTGTTGGCACGCTCGCTCTCAGCCTCCAGTCGCGTGTTTTCGTTCTGCTTGCGTGTAGCTTCCGCTTCGACGCGCTGCTTTTCTGCTTCTGCACGCTTGCCCTCCTCCGCATTTGCCTTGTCGGTAGCAGTGTTCGCCGCACTTGCTGCGGTATTCGCATCGCTGACAGCGGCATCAACGTTTGCTGAAAGTTCAGTAAAAGTAGTTGCTCTCTGCTTCTCCGCTGCAACACGGGCGGTTTCATTCGCTGTGCGTGTCTTTTCAGCTTCGGCGCGCTGTGCTTCGGCTTCGGCGCGCTGTGCTTCGGCTGTCTTTCGCGCATCCTCGTTGCTCATGCGCTCGACTTCTGCTGCATTGCGAACCTCCTCACTCTCACTGCGTCTGCTTTCTGCTGACACGCGAGCGACTTCTGCTGATGTACGCTGCTGTTCCGCAGAAATACGCCCTTCTTCGTTAGCCTTGAGCGTCACATCTGTCTGCTTCGCTTGTTCTACCGCTGCGTTAGCGTCGTCGATGAGCTGTGTCAGCTCCGCCGTCGGTGGCAGGATAACAAGCGCCGTGTTCATCTCCACCGAGTCCTCGCCCTCGATAAATTCGCCGTTGAACGCCGTGTCGCCCGACGCGTTGTTGTCTACGATGGCGAACTGCTCGTACTCCTTGCTACGCCAGTCATTGCCGAAAATCTTACCTCGGACTTCGAGAGCGTATGTACCCACCGATACAGCGTCGCCCTCGACACGCGCATTGATGATGTTGTCCTCCGTCGTGTCGATAGTGTAGCTCAGAGCCACACGCCGATATTGGTTCACGATGTTCACAACGATGTCCGTGCAGGCAGGCAGCGGAAAAGCCACCTGCTCGCCATTCACCACCTTGCGCACTGGTATGCGCAACGTGAAATCGTTGCCTCTAACTATTTTCTTCATATTATTTTGTGTTCTATTGTTGTACTTTATATTTAACCATAAATATTTCCATTCCACCCTACGGCGGTTAAGCGGTTGGGGTTAACTCCACTGGTAGAATTGCCAAAAGTAGTCGTAATCTCGCAAGTCGCGATAAGTCTTTCATTTGGGGAAATTTCATTGACTTTTAGAGATCCAGTTGAGGTCGTTGTTCCTCTTTTATTTATTGTACCTCCTCCATGTACAACGAATGTAATGTTTGCTCTATTCTTGATTATTAGTGTTTGTCCAACATATTGTAACGCTTCGTCAGTCGGCACACCATGAAGGTTATACAAATTATCTTTAGGGTTGTAGAATGGCAATATAATGTCAACCTGTACGGTTTTAAAGTAATTATAGAAATCGCCTTGAAACTCCACGAACGAACCCGCATTAGTAAAGTCGAATAATACAACGCTTAAGGAAGCTGCGGGTATTCGGTATTGGTCTATGTTCTCTGGTGTAATAATTGTCTTTTTCTTTTTGACAAAACCGCCAAACAGACCTGCGCCAACCTCTAACAAACCTTTCTCATTAACGCTTGCGGTTGTCTCGCCGCTATTATTACGCACCTCAAACTTGTCCGCAGTTGCCGTTATCTTGCCGTTCTCGATGTCGATGCCCGTAGATTTTAAGTCGGTCTCCAGCTTGCCTGCCTCCGTCTTGTCGTAAGGCGATAAGCTCCAGCCACCGTATTCCGTGCCCTCCATTATCATCGGTCGGCACACGTCGATTGCACCGTTTCTGCGCACGGCAAGTTCAAGCAACAGCTTCGTGCAGCCGTCGGGTACGGTAAACGTCGCAGTAAAGAGCTTCCAGCCACCTATACTCAGATAGATATTGCCCGACTTGACAACAGCACCTTCCGTACCGCCGTCAAAGCGCTTGATAGAGTAGTAAGCGCCATTATCAAACAGGCTGACAATCTTCGCCCATACACTGAATACGTACGTCTTGCCAGCCGATACACGCACATCCTTAAAGTACAGACCTGTGTATGTGTTCGCAGTAGCGCCCGACGCACTGAACGTTGCGTAGTTAGAACCGCCGACGCCGCCACCGCTTGTTATCTCTACCTTTTGCGAGTGAGCCGCCGTTATCTTTGTGATTTCATCCCACGGACGCAGCGCAGAGCCTACGATGCTATTCTTTAGGTTCGTGGTCGTTTCAACCTGTAGAGAGATTTTGTCCGTTGTCTGCTCTATCTTCGATACCTTATTCTCAGTATTCGTCTGCTTCTGTGCAAGCGAAGTAATACTCTCGGCGGTCTGCGTAAGCGTTGTGTTTATCTTGCCTATCTGTCCGTCCACTTCCTGCTTGTTCGCAGCTACCGTAAAAGTCAGTCCGTCAACGTTTGCCACAATCTCCGCAAGCGTCATCTCCTTCGTTGTATCGCCGTCCTTCACCTTTAGCTTGAACATCGACGCAAGTGCAAATATCTCGTCGCGTGACACCACGAATATCTCCTTGCCGTCAAGCGTGTAGTCGTTCACGCCCTTGTACAGCTTGATTGACGGAGAGTCTTCGCCGTAAGCCGAGAGGTACAGCACCGACTGGCGTGCCACATCGGTTGTATTACCCATCTGAACAAGCTCGTCGCCTACTTCGGGCTGCGAATCGCCGTAGTTACCTCCCGACAAAGCAAGGATGTCGATGTAGTCCGTGCCGACCAGCATCACTCTGCGCCAGTAGTATTTGTTCTTTGCGTTCGCCGTCGTGCCCTCCTTGATGTTGAAGGTCTGACAGCGCACAAGGTCGTTGACAGCAAACGGGTTCGTTATCTCCTCGTCGCCTCGCTTAGTTAAAAACGAACAACGATAGACGTCGTATCGCAAGGGTGTCGGTCCGTATTCGGGCAGCAGCGTGCCCTTTTTCAAGAAGTCCACCTTGCTAATCTTCATAGCAGCAGGCGACAGAACAATCTCACCGCCGACACTTTGCAGCTCGCGTATCACGAGCTTCACGAACTCCGCAGCCTTGCGCACAAGGAGACGGTCTACCTCCAGGTAGCTGTCCTCGCTGTCAGAATACTTGCCAAGCTTGAAGCCAGAGCCGAGTGCACCCGAACGGAACGCCGCCGACACAACCTCTTTGAGGGTGGCGATGCCGTCGGAGGAGATGCCGAGGACATTGCTGTCAGACTGCTCGCCAAAAGCAATACCTTCCCAAAAGCGGATAAGTTTCTGCGCGACATCCTGTTTTGTCTTTGAGAGAAACAACTTCGAGCCTTCACTCGCGATATATTCCTTAACCTGTGCAGGCGTAGTGCCGCCACCACTACCTCTGCCGAGCGCGGTTATCTGTTCCTGCATCTTTTGCAGCGTGCCTGCCTCCTTGTCTTCACGCAGACTTACCTCGTATGACGGTATCTTTCCGTTTTCCTCTTTGATTGTCAGCCTGTCGATGATTATTTCCGCGTCAAGTCCGAGGTCTTCATCCTTGAACGGCATAATGTCGCCCTCCTTGATTGTGTCATGTATGCTCTTTACTGCCCCCGAGGTGTCGGCCATTGCCTCGTCATGCTGACGGGCCATAAAGATGTCATAAATCTTCGGTGCGTAGGTGTGTCTGGTGTGGTCGTTCTCTATAAGCCATGCAATAGCGTAGCGCAGCAGCTTTTCGGAAGCAGCTTCAACGTACTGCACAGGCAGCTCGATTCCCGACAATACGAAATGATCGCCCTTGCTAATCTGAAAGTCCTTGTACGGGAAATACAGACCGATGTCTTCCACTCGCTGCAACGTGAGCACCCAGCGACCGTTATCTTTTACACTTCCCGACACCTTAAACTTTCTGCCGGCACACATTCCGTCCGTCATGGTGATGGAGAAGTCGCTCTGCTTTAAGGCGTTGATGTCGAAGTTCACCTTTTCGTTAAGCTCGACCTTGCATGAAGGAGCATCCTGATCATCCTTGAACACGCCGTTGTCCTCTACATTCGTGCCAACCGCTATTTCGTCAATGCGCACGCCGTCCACCTCCATCTCCTTGATTGTCGGAAATATTTCTTCCTTCTTTTCTTTTATGTCTTCCGTATCGAAGAATACACTGCCAGGTCGCACGCCTATGGTGTCCGCTGTAGCCGACTCGACCCAAGGGCGGTCGGTTCGTGTCGAGAAGCGAAGCTCGGCACCGGTCGGATTAAGCGATGCGTGCTTGTCAGTGTGGCTGTTCCACCACTCCTGCAACGACATCTGCGGAAAGCCTGGCAGCATAAGACGTGAGCACGCCATGTTGTTGGGCAGATGGTCGGTAGCGTAGTCTTTCCTGTTGTCGGGGAAAGCCTCCTTGTTCACTCCGCTGACGAAATGAATCATCTTTGTTGACTTTACCGCCTCGTAGTATTTTCTTGCGTCGGCTACCGAGTTTTCCTCGTTCGTGCCGCCCGCAACGCGCACTTCGATATGCTCCTCGAAATACGGCGCACGAAGAACCGTTACCGTAGCCTTGACGACAACGCCGCCGTCATGCAGACTTACGGAGTATCGCGAGGAGCCTTGTCCGTCGGAGATATGGTTGGTGAAATACGCCGACGCTTTTTCAACATTAAGACCACCAAGCTTGATGTCCGCTGCATACCATGCGGTATGATCGAGAATCTGTATCGTATCCGCGAAGTCGGCCCACACCTCCATATTCAATGTTGCGTAGTATCTGTTGGGTAGGTTTTTCTCCGAACCGTATGCCCTCATTCTCGTGACAATCTTCTGGTCGCTTTCTGCGTCCTGGTTAATCTCGACAAGTCCAAATGCTGCGCCGTACTTGAACGTGTTCTGCATAAGCAAGCCCGATGTGTCAACGAACACCTCTCTGTTTCGCGTTATGAAGTTCACGTCGAACTGGGAGTTTACCAACGCAAGTCCTTCCCATACGGTCTGATTCTGTACACTGATTGAAGTTGAGTCTATTTCGGTGTCTGCAACGCCAGTGTCCTCTTTGGTTGTATCGCCACCATATATCTCTTCCCATCTTGCAGCCTCGCAGCCTCGTGTCTGGCTTCTCTTCCAGTTGCGTGAATAGAACTTCCATGCTTTGTCTCCGAACTGCTCGTTCATGTTAGCTTGCAACCTGTCAAGCAAATCGTCAAGTGAGCCGATGTAGAAAACAAAGTCGGGTAGGGCGGTGTAGTGCAGCTGCGCCTCGTCGTTCAGCACAACATCAAGAAACTCCGCTCTTGCCAGCTCGTCGGACAGGGAGTTCAGCTTTATGTCTGAATACTTAAACGAGTCGCCGAGGGCGTTCTTGCGGCCCTGCTTTATCTTGCCCGGGTCGTAGTTCAGCTCGAAGCGCTCGTTTCTGTAAATCAGGTAGTCGCCGATTGAGAAGTCAATGGGGGCCTCGTTCTCTATTGATACGGATACGGAACACTCTCCCATCCACTCGCCGTCGTATGTCAGCGAATGAACGGAAATTTCCTTGCCGTTGGCGTCACGCAGTGGCGTACCGTCCTTATGATAAAGTTTCCATTCCATATCTCTATTTGCTTAATGTTACTTCCGTTACGGGGTCTTCAACTCTCAACACTGTAGAGAACGTTACCACATCTCCCTCGTCGTCGCGGTGCAGGTTTGCGTCGTCTGACACCTTCTTGAGGCGGATGTGTCTTCTTCCCACCTTAGTCCAGTCGCAGTACATCTTCATTTTCATGCCGCTACCGTCGCGTCCGCTCAGGTAGTTCAGAAACTTTCTTATTACTGCGTTAGCTGAGAACTTGTCGCCCTTGCAGCACCATTTCACGGTCATGTCGTATGCTGCGAATTTAAGGCTGTCGCCGAGATATGAGTCTTCTCCATCCTCGTCTTTCCAGTCCTTTACTACAGGCTCCTTGACCTCCATGCCGATGTCGAACGGTATGGAGGCGCACCACACGTCGAAGTCAGCTACGGTCTCTTTTACCACCGCTCCCGCCTGCTCTTTTTGTATGAAGACATTGTAGTGTTGCATAAATATACCTAATTTTCTCCAAAAATAATAAAAAGCGGATAATTATACAAATTAATATATAACTATCCGCGTTTTTAACAATAAATATCCACTTTATCAGCTGATATAGAGCTTTTTTCTGCCACTTGTAGACACCGCGTTCATCCAATCCATCATCCGATCGAGCTTCTCGTTACGAGCCTCCGCAAGCATGACTATCTGCGTGAGCTGCCCGAGCTGCGCTTTCTGTATCTGACCCATTTCGGGAAGACGCATCTTCAATAGTTCTCCGATGTCCTTGACCTGGGCGCGGTTGACACTCACGTCAAGACGGATGGCGTTGACGTAACTTGCGAGAATATCCGCGGTTTCCTCCGTGATGTTCTTGATGCCATTGGTCACACTTCCATCGCCGGTTGCCGAAAGGTCAAGACCTCTGTCTTTCAGGCTCTCCAGTATCGCCGTGATGTTGTACACCGCGTCGTCCGTCTGCTTGTAGAGTTCATCAGCAACGTTCACGACATCCTCAGGTTCAAGTCTGCCTTTCTGCTCGATGGTCGTAGTGAGCGCTTCAAGCGGACCTTCAAGAGCCTTTTCCATAATCTTCTGCGAGATAATGTTTTTGGTGAGGTCTTTCACCATATCCCTGGCCTTTTTCTTGTATGCGTCAATGGCGTCCTCACCTTTTCCCCATGCGCTTACAACTGCGTCGGTCAGCTGGCTCGCCCACGCCTTCATGTCTACGCCGTAGATGTCCTTGAGGAAGTCGGTTGCAAGCTGTTTGATGGTCGTTTCCATCTCCTTGATTTCCTGCTTGTAGTCGGCAATCTTGTCCTTGTCCTTCTTCTTCTTGTCCTGCTCGGCGTTGAGCTGTCGTTGCATTTCGTCCTTCTGCGCCATGAGGGATGCTTGCTCCGCAAGGAAAGCGTTGTCGGGTTCGGCAAGCGACTTCTTGGCTGCGTTGTAGGTGTCACTTGTGTACGGGCCGTTGTAGCCGATAAGCACGCCTGACTCCTGGAGTTTCAGACCCTTCTCGTAGTTGTCCGTTACTTTCTTGAGTGTCGCCTTCGTGTCCTTATCCATCTTGTACGAATAGACACCGCCGAGAGTGTTCTCTATTGCCGTCTTTACATCGTTGCGCAAGCGCTCAAGTTCTGTGATGTTGCGTTCGGCGAGCTTTATCTGGCGTTCCTGCTTTGCGTCATGCGCCGCAGCGAAAGCCTTGAACGGAGAGGTGAAGATGCCGGCTACACCCTGAATGACGCCGCCGACATTGCCTGACATAGCGCTTGTCGCGATGGAAGAGATAGAATTGGAAATGCCGTTGAGAGAGTCAAAGAACGCCGTTGCGTCCTGCCATGCGTTACTCTCAGTATCTACGCCGAGTGCGCTTGCCGTGTCCTTGATGTCGTTGAACGCAGCTACAACACCTTGAATATTGGCGTTTATTTTGTCAGCCGCTACGCTTACCGCAGACATGGCTTTCTTGAACTTGTTCGCAGCCTTCGCTTCCTCCTGTCCTTCCTTAATCTTATTCTCTCCCTCTTTTGCCTTCTTCTTGCCTTCCTGCACTTCCGCAGTAGCTTTCGCAACGCCGTCCCAATCACTGTTTTTCAGCGCGTCCAGCAGTCTTGTCGTAGCCTCCTGCGCAAGTCTTTCACCCTCCTGCTTCAATGCTGCGCCCGCGGTGATTTTCTCGTTGGCGTTCTGAACGCGCTGTTCTGCAACGCCGCTCAAACCTGCATTGAAGAAGTTCTTCTTGCCGCTTGAGAGTTTATTCAACTGCTCGTCAAGCTGCTGTATCTGCTTGCCGTACTCGCGAGCGTCAATAGTTCCGTCAGCAAGTGCCTGATTGATGTTTTCGCGTATCTGCGAAGCGATTTCGGATGCCCGATCCATACCGAGCTGCGACACCGCTCCAAAGAACGTGATATAGTCGCTGCTCTTGTTGAAGGCTTCCGTTTTAGCGGAGTTCACTTCCTTGTCACGCTGGCGCGTGTAACGATATGCAAGCCCGTTATCGCCCGCCTCCTTTGCTTGTGCAATCGGAGTTTCGTACTTGGCGTAGATGGTGGCTATCTTCTCCTGCGTGCTCGCTGTCTGTGCGATGATGTCCGCAGCCTGCTGCAAGCTCTTGACATAATTATCCTTTACCAAGGTCGTTATCTTCTGCCAAGCCTCAAGAGCGAGAGGCGTGTCCTTATACAGAACCTTCGCGTCGGCTTCGGTCATTCCGAGGTTGACATCGTGGCCGAAGTTCTTCTTGAAGTCCTCCGCCATCTTTCTTGTCTGCTTATCCCACACCGCGCCGTCCTGAAAGGCGAGCTTAGCGAAGTCCAGACTGCCGGTCTTCTCGTACAGTTCCTTCTGCAAGTTCGCCTGCTTCACGACTTTCTCCAGGGCCTCCTTGAAGTTTGAAGCAACTCGTTCCCATTCGGGTTTCAGCTCCTCGGAGAAGCGCCACTCAAAGTTCTCCTTGTCGAGCTGCGTTCTGAATTTCTTTCTGTCAATCGTCTTGTCGAAGTTGAAACCGTCTTTCAGTCGGGCGATGCTGCCGGAATAATTGTCGAGGTCAATCTTCTTCCAGTCCAAGTCCTTATACAGACCGAAGACCTCGTTCTTTGCCTTCGCACGGCTCATGCCAGCCTCTTTCCTCAACTTCTGGTAAGCCTGTCTCGCGGCCTTGAAGTCCTCAAGCTGTCTTTTCAGCTCATCAAGCTCCTTATCCTTCTTGTCACCCTTGACCTTCGGAACCTTGTTGGATTTCATGTCCTCGCCCTTGTAGTCATAATTCAGCAAATCAAAAGCTGCACTCACAGCATTGTCGTACTGGTATTTCAACCAGTTCAGCATTTTCTTTGGACTTTTTGATCTTTTTGCAGCTTCGTATTCGTTCTTGAGCCTTTTAATCTCTGTATTGGCGGCATTGCGCGCCTCATACCATGAACCTTGCTTGCCCCACGAGTCTATATAGCTCATATATTGGTCCTTCTTGCTCTTCTCGTAAATGGCGAACTTTGGCATACGCTTTGCCATAGTTCCTTGCACGTCTCCGTATTTGCCAGCGTCATTTACCACAAGGTCTATTACGGCAGAAAAGTGCGATGCGGCAAGTAGACGCTGTAATGTCGATTCGAGTTCAGGGTATTTCAGTATCAGGTTCTTCTTGGCGTCATCCATCAGCTCCCGAACCTTTCGCGTCTCTTCATTTGTCAGTTTTTGCCCAGAACGTATTTTCATAGCAATGTCCGGCGCTACATTGTCTATCATCTGGCGCATCTCACTTCCGACCTGACTTTCAAGCCATCCGTCAGTAATACCGAACGCTTGCAATACACTTGCTCTTATCTCATTGGCACGGTCTTCGGGTATTCCCATGCCGGAAAACAGATTGCTCAAACTTAACTTTGCGGCCTCAAGCGCAGTTCTATCCTTGCTTATATCGCCAAAAATCTTTGTTATTTCCTTTTTGAGATTTTCGGTTGAGCTTTTTGCGTCCAAGCTCAGCTCGAAAGACTTTTTTCGAGCGGTCTGCTTGTCTTCGCCGCCAGTAATAAGGTCGGATGCCACAGCGTCAATATTCTCAAACACTTTACTTGACTTTTCCGCAGCGTCTTTCAGGTCTTTGTACATCCCGCTATCAGTCAATCTTCCCTGCGACAGCTCATTTGCCTTCTGTAGTAGGTTGAGTTCATCGGCGAGGTATTTTAGGCGCTCCTTGTGACTTTCTTTTTCTTCGGCTTTCATTACAAGATTGTTGTAGTTATAAGGAGCTATCTGCTTGATTTTCTCCTTATACTCGTCGATCATGTTGTCTATTGCCCTGTCGTCACCCTCTGCGATAGCCTTGCTTGCGTCATTCTCTTTCATAAAGTCATTGAGCTGCTTGTATCTGTCCTGCAACTCGTCAGCCGTCTGCTTCATGGAATTTTTAAGATCTTCGTTCTTGGAATACCAATATCCCATACCCATCGTTACTCCAGTTATGAGAAGACCTGGCAAACCGCCTATTGCCGTCCAAAGCGTTGTTGCAAGTGTCCTTGCGCCTGCCGTCACGATGTTGATTGCAGCAGCTCCGCGCATACTGAAAGAAGTCCACAATCCTGCAAAGCTCGCCCTTACGGATGTCGTTCCGGCCCTAAGACCGGCAAACCACGATGCGGTAGACACTGCTGCTGCGCGAATTTTCCCAGGAATTGCCTTTATTGGGCCGAGGATGCCGCTTAGCGCTCCTTTAAGAGTCCATGTCTTGCTAACAAGCCCCATCTCAGCAAGCGTTTGCTTGTACATCTCCGGCGTAATGCTCTTTGTTATAAGCATACGGTCGAGTTCGGCCTTTGTCAACGCTTTCGCTGCCGTCAGCATCTTTAAATCCTCTGCCGTAATCTGCTTCTTCGTTTGAAGCAAACGGAGTTCCTGAGCGGTTACGCTTTCCCCAAGCAGAACTCTTTTCTGTACATCAGCAGCCATACTCGACTTGCCCGACAATAGCGCTGCGCCAATACCGCCGCCAAGAGCCGTTTGCATTTTCTTCAAAGCAAATCCAGCAAAAGCCGCGGCTACCACAGGAGCCATAGAGTGCATTGCCTGAACAAGTTCCGTAACGAGATTTAAAATACCCTTCAACCCCTTACCGACGATACTGTTTCCGCTTGCAAAATCAGAGAGCATGATTTCCCACGCATCTTTAAGTTTGTTGTATCTACCGAGAAGGGTTTCCGAAAGTACAAGCTGCATGTTATAGAACTGACCGCCAGCATCTGTCATCTCCCAAAATACGTTCTTGACATCCTCGAAATCAACACCACGCCCCGATATGCGGGTTTTTACATCGCTTGTAGTAACCTTGCGGCCTTCACGTTTTGAGTAATATTCTGACAGCTTCTGCAACAGTGGAATACCCGCATACGAAATCTGACGTAACTCCTTGCCGTCAAGCCAACCGCGCGAACGCACCTGTCCGAACGCCAGGGCTATTCGCTCGAAGCTGACTCCGAGGCCCGACGCCATATCTGCGAGTCGCTTTGTGGTGTCATACAGCTGGTCGTACTCTACTCCGTAAGCCGCCAACTGCTTCACGTCTTTATTCAATTCAGAGAAAGTGAACGGAGATTGCAATGCAAGTTCCTTGACCTGCGAGAACATAGTATTGGCATTCTGTATATCGCCCAAAATACTCTGCAATGCGATGTGCTGCTTTTCAAGCTCACCACCAGTCGTTATCACACTCATGGCAAACTGCTGCATACCATAAACAAGTCCACCCTGCATAACCAGGGATTTCAAATCCTGCATTGTGGAGTTAAGACCACCGGCGGAGTTTTTCGCCTGCTCAAAAGCGCGAACAAGGTCGCTACGCACCTTTGCCGCCGAATTTGCAATCTCCTGCTGGTGCTTTCGCTCTAAATCAATACTCTTTTCTTTCTCGCGGTTTGTCTTTTCTTGCGCCGCATTAATCGCTCTTTGGTCTTGCAGCGCTCGCCCTGCCTGCGTTGTGTCGTGACCTGCACCGATACTTCCTATACGACCAACAACATTCTGACCTTCTACAAGCCAAGTGCGCATCTGTCTAAGATAGCGCATAATGTCGATAAGACGATGTATCTCAGCCTCCGCTTTGCTCACATCGGCTCCTAACGATATACCACGGCTAAACTCACGTCTGAGCGCCCTTACCTTATTGCCAAGCGAGTCGTAACGAGCCTCTGTCGCCTTTATTTCAGACAATCTCTGCTTGTTGTCGCGTGCTTCCTGTCTTTCGTTCTTCCTGTCCTGCTTTTTGTTAGCTCTCGTAATGGCATTGTTCAGCTTGTCCTGCTCAGACTTGGCATTGCCGATTTCGTTTTTGAGTATCTTGTACTCCGAAACCAGTTCCGCCACCGCGTTCTTGCTGCCAATGTCGGCATTGTTGAACTTGTCGCGCATTTCCGTCAGTCGCGAAATGGCACTCTCCGCTCTTGATGTGTCAGCACCGACTTTAAAGCCTTGTCTGGCAGAGTCGTTGAGTTCGCGTATCTTTCTGTTCACCTCGCTTATAAGTTCCTGCAAGCGTCTGTATCTCGCCTCCATTGTTTCGAGGTTGCGGTCGGTTGCTTTCGCGCTCTGATTGGCACCGCTTTGGTCTTTCAGAGTCCTATTCACTCTTTCTTTCCAAAGTTGAAGCTCGTTAAGAGCATCGCCGAATCCTTTGTTTAGCAACTGCTTGCCCGAGAAACTCTCAATAGTAGTCTTTATTCGTTCTATCTCGCCGCGTACCGCCGTAAGCTTTGAAGTATCCGTGCCAATTTCAAGACTCTTACCCTTTAGTTTGTCTATATTGCCGAGAATAGTGTTTATCTGCTCAACAGCCAATTTCTGCTTACTAAAGGCCGAGTCAACGGAAGCTGTCTCGCTTGCGGTTCTCTTGTATTCCTGAACCTTGCCAGTAGCTTTCGTGTATGCGAAGGCTATATCAGACAGTAGGGACTTGACTTTCGCGCCGTTAGCCAAGAGATTATCGTCAGCAAGCATGGTTTCCATTCTTCGCTTGACACCGCGCAGCGTATTTCCGCCAGAGAGTAGCGCTGTGGTGTCTATTCTATTACGTATACCCCTTGATTGCAGGCTTTGAATTTCAGCAAGTTTGTTTTTTGTCGTTTCAAGCTCCCTGTTTAGTCTTGCAGCGTTATTCTTTGATGCGGACAGCGTATTCTCCTTGTCAAAGGCCTTTTCTATTTGTCTTACGTCAGTGATTAGGTTTCTGAACTTTGCGTTATAGGCAGACATAAATGCGTTATCAACACCGCCCGCCGTCTTTCCTGCTTGCAAGTTTATAAGCTCATTACGGAAGTCCATAAGAGCTTTCTTTGCACGGTCAAGTTCGCCGGTATTAATGCCAGCATTGACATTCTTGATGCCGCTAATTTTGTTGAGTTCGATATTGACCTTCTGAAGAAGATGGAGATAGTTGAGGGCGTTCGACAACTGTTCTTTCATTTCCTTCTTCTTCTTTGGGTCTTGCTCTTTATTAATGCTAAGATTTAACGAATTAATCATGCCCTCAAGTCTCTGAACGTCTTTCAACATGCTATTCAAAGCCTTGTGGGAATTATCCTTTATTCCGAGCTGGAACCACAAATCGCCTAAATTTCCGCTTGCCATATCCTGAAATATTTATCGTTTAGATTTTGTTGTTTAAATAATCGGAAAGACTAATCTTCTTGCCGACAAGACTGCCCTCCTTCTCCTTCTTCTTTACCCAGTTATCCCAAAGGTCGTCCATCTCCTTTGCGGTGTGCTTGACACTACCGTCGGGGTTGCGCTTCTTGTCTTTCTTGTACACAATAATGGGCTGGTCTGCAACCATGAGGTCTATCTGTACCGAAGTGTAGCCCCACCAGTAGTCGTATGCCTTGATGCCGTAGCGCGTGGCAAAGAGGAACGGGAACTTTTCGGCTAACGAGAAGGCTGCTCCCCAGCTTGTCCTGCTCGGGTAGCTTTCACTTCTTTCTTCGTCATCGTCATCGCCAGATCCGTCATCCCTGTCGCTAATATGGTAGTCAGCGAGCACACTACCAATGGTACTTTTTTTTTAGCTGCGTCAACGACCCTCAGAACCTCGATGGCATCCAAGTCCTTGATATAGTACAACCAACGCCAGTAAGCCCAGTAGAAGAAGCGCAGCTTCCAAACATTATTGAGAAGAACGATGGCACACAACTTTACGCCGCGCTTCCACTCGTCTTCCTCATTCGCTGTGACGTGCGAAAACTTTCTTATCGCACCTCGTTTAAGCCAATCGATTTTGCGCTTCCTGCCCATAAAGACAACCGCTTCGGGTTCCGCCTCCAATACGCTGTCAAGAGCTTTCTGCAACTCGTCACTGGGCTGTTCTATCTTCTTTTCTTCCATGCTGTTTTCTTGATGTTAAGTCTTGTAAAAACAAAAGCGGAAAACCGCGACCCTTGATAAGTCCGCCGCTTTCCGCTTCATATCCGATTGCGTTACGCCGCTTTTTGCTTTAAGCTGCTGCCTTTGTAAGCCAAGCGATGCTCTTCTTGCCAGCACCCTCGATAGAACCCGAGAACTTGAACGCAACAGGCTTGGTGCCAGTTTCGTCCCACTGCAAGGTGGCGTAGAGGGCGATGTTGGTGATGACCATGACGTTTGCCTTGGTTTCGTCAACGATTGCGATTGTGCCCTGAATCTTGTACTTCTTAATCTCAAGAGCAACGCCTGTAAAGCCGGTGGTCGCGTCGAGGTCTGTATCGCCTGTCTTTAAAGTGACCTTTGTAAGTTCGCTCACCGCATCGCTGCCGAACATCGCAGCGAGCAGATCCTTTGCCTTTGACGGAACAACAAACTCAACGTTGAAGTCGCCAAGCTCGGAGGTTGTCGCCCAGTCGCCTGCAAGACCGATAACCTTGTAGTGGTTGATGGTCGGGTCTTCCATTGTCGCCTTCAGTGAGTCAACCTCAACTGGCAGTTCGAGGTCTGCTGTAATTTCGAGTGTAGCCTTGTTGAGGTCTGTAGGTGTCTTAGAGTACAAGAGGGTCTTGAGACCTACAAAAATGTCCTTCAACTCTTCGATTTTCTTCATTGCCATAATTCAAAACTTTTTTAGTTAAACCTTATTTTGTGTTATTTGGTTCTTAAAAAACCTTGCACTATCGTTACTGAGAAACCGTCTCCGTCATCTGTTTGCAGAGTGACGCGCGGCTTGGTTACGATGATGTTGTCTGTTGAGATTGGAAACTTTGTCATTACCGCACCGACTTTTTCGGATACCGCAGATACGTTTAACGTATTGGGGTTCCTGGCGGATGCCTTGTCACGGACATATATCTCTATCTGCGCGGTAGTCGTATAGTCGTTGAAACTGCCGTCGTCGTTCATCTCATTGTTGTAGATGCTCGACGGGAAAGACACAACGATATAGCTGTCGGGCCTGTCGCAGACAGACTTCGGACGGTTTCTTGCGTAAACCTTGTCGCAAATACCTTTTACGGCATTGCCGACATCATAATACATGTCTTTTATACTCATCGTTACGTATACTTTGATAATGTTGAAATCGACTTCACGTTATCCGCTACCTTAACATGTATTGCGCAGTTCGCAATCGCTACAGCCATGTCGTCCCTTGCCGCACTGAGCATATTGTGGATACGGTTAAGAGCGTCATACTGAGCATACTCCACCGGAACGATACACAACATCTGCCATCTCGCACGGCTCTTGGGCTTGAGCGAGTGTATTCTCGCCCTTCCTAAAGTCGGACCATACTGGCCACCATGTCCTTCCGTTCCGACATACCTGCCAAGGCTTTTCGCATCTGAGCCGTCGTAGTATCTGTCAAGCGGATAAGCCTGACCTCTACGGAGAGTACGCATCGTCGGGTCTTTACCCTCGGTGGTAACTATGTCTATCAGTTTTCGGTCTTCGTAGATTCCTATGGTAAAGGAGCGGTAGGTATTGCCGGTGATATTCCTCATACCTACCTTCTCTTCATAATCTTGCACGCTCGCACATATTTCACGAGCCGCTCGATGCAGCAAATCCCTCATGGTTCTGCTCGATATTACCCTAACGGCAGATGCCACGGTAGCCCTAAACTGTTCTCCCAAAGAATCCCTTTTTGCCATAACGCCAAATCATTAATTTATCAAAGGCTCATAAAGCCACCCAAAAGGCTCAGTAAGGCCCAGCCCATACACCTCAACTCCTAAACCCTCCTAAAGTCCCAATAAACAACAGTTCTATTATTGTCAGGCTCGCAGTCCTTCACCATTCCGACCTCGGTGTTGTTGCCGACCGTTGCGTAAATCATGTCGCCATCAAGAGGACATCTGCCAGCATCCCATTCGTCATATCTGACAGGAATTGATGCCTTCCTCTTGTTCTCGTCAACATTCTTGCCGCCCTCGGTAGTCGTATCGGTATAGCTGCGGCCCTCGCCTTCGTAGATAACAATCTCCGTATCCTCGCCGACCTTTGCGTCGTCATCCGCGAACGGGTCGTTCTCGTCCGCCTTGCCGACAAGCGCCCTAACGATTTTTATCGTGTGAGGGTATCTCGGGTTCTTGATGTTCGCCTTTCTCATACATCCTTATTTTATAATGTGAGGAAGCGGGCATCCGAACGCCGAAATGTCGGCACGCTTCACGCCATGAGAGGTTATTCTGAATGACGACTTCTTCTTTAACATCGAACTTGGCTCAAGCTTCGCATAGATTGCGTTGGCTTCCGCCTTGAGTTCAGCACGGTCACGCTCAGATATTTCAAAACCACCTTCCGTATGGCTCCATCCGTTATCGGAGTCGGAAGTGTTGTTCATCTTGCTCGGGCCGAGAACAAGCCATTTTAGAATGTCTGCATAGGCAAGGCGAACATCGGCGGGATTGGCGTCTACATACGCCATGTTTCCGTCCAGCGCTCTTTCAATGAGGATTGTACGCACCGTGTCCTCGGGTATGCTGAAACGTACCTTGCTGAACAGTGCGTCCTCCAGTGTGTGAATTTTATTGCCTTTATCCATAATGCCTATCCTGTCGTTAAATTCAGAGATTGTTTACGCTATCCGTCCAAATGCAGCCGATTGCAGCTACAGGGGGACGGATAGCTTTTGTGTTTAGGCAGCTACGCCTTCGCCCTTCTTGGTGATGTTGATAATCCAACGGTACGGGAAGTCGAGCATCGCCGGTACTGCGGCAAACATGAGGTCGGTATGCCACTCCATGTAGTCGCCGTTGGCGATTGTAGAGTTGCAGAGCAGACCGAGACCCTTGTTCGTCTGCGCGAACACCTTCTGAACGATGTTGTTTCCGTACTTCTCGAACATCGGCTTGTCAGCAACCTGCTTGCGCTCGTACTCGAAAGCATTACCGGCAGGACGGAGAACGACGATGTTGTCATCCCAGCCCTTAACCTTGACAACCGAGCCGTCGAACTTGAGGTTGCGCTCCTCCTCGTCGATAATCTCGATGCGTGAGATACCCTGGATGTCGGCGAACGCCTTGAGGAACATCTCTGTGTTCACGCCGTAGTCCTCAACATAAGCAACATAGTGGGCCTTACACCAGTTGATGTACAGCTCCTTAATCTGCTTGTTACCAAGGAAGGTGTTGTAGAAGGTGTCGTAGGTCATCTGCCATACGAGGGCAAGGCGGTTCTGACCGAACTCCTTGCGCCACTCGCTCTCAATCTTGCGCATCTGTTCGAGGATGTTGCATTCAGCGTTAGCCCATTCGAGCTTGCCGCACTTTCTGAAATTCTCATTCGGAATTGGCACCTTGTGAAGCGGAATCTGAATACCGCGGGCGATGCCTGTATAGTCAAGCTCGCCGGTTGTAGCCAGCTTTGCAACCATGTAGTTCATGGTCATGTCGAGAGAATCCATCAAATCCTGGGTGTCATTGCGCCACTGCTTTACGAGGTCGCGGTCGTTACCAAACTCCTCAAACTGCTTCTCGCGGTAGTTGCGCTCCTCTGCGGTTTCCTTGAAGCCGTCGGTAATGAAGTCGGGAATAGTGGCAGAATAAACTGCCAATGCGCCCTTGTCCTTCTGGAACGAACCTGCGAGCGGAGCACGGAGGTTGGCGAGCGTTGCAGCGTGCAAAGCGGATGCCTCCACTGAGAATGTAGCCACGCCCTTATGGTTGGTAGGCGTGAGGTCGGGCGCGATAGTACCCTGCGTGAGATACCAGCCGTACTTTACATGGAACATGTCCTTCGTGTCGATAAACTTCTGCAAGTATCTTGTATTCTCGGGGTCGCTGAAGAAACGCGCCTTTCGGGAATTATTAAAATCAAACTTTGGCATATCTTTTCGTTTTTGTGTTGTGTGTTTTTCCGATTAGTTCTCTGCGTACCACCACTCTGCGTAGCGGCTCTTGTTCATCGCCTCTACAGCCGGTGGGATCGGACTCATGCGTGACTTCCACATAACCACGTCAGTGCCGAGCAGACAGAAGTCGTTGAGGTAGCGCGGAGCATAGAACTTGTCACTGCCGGCAAGTGTATGGAACGGCATGTCAACGTCGCATGGAGCGAAGCAGTTCGGGTTAGTAACCATAGCAGAAACAGTTGCGCCTGCCTTTTCCGCCTCCACGAGAACTGTACCTGCGGTAAGGGAGCCGAGAGTTTCTGCGAGTGTAACCTTCCAAACATCCTTGCCGTCCTGCACGTCATTTTCAACCGCAGTAACGAGCACGCCTTTACCCTTTGTCTTGAAGTCCTTCGGGCCAACCATGAGATTGTCACCCACAAACGGAATGTGGTGATAGCCGTCGCGTGTGATGTAGATGGCTGTATCCGTAGCATCGGTGGTAGCCTTAGCCACCTCATAGCTCTTGAGTACCTTGATTGTGCCGCCGCTGTTGTCCGCAAAGCCGAGGCTGTGCTCGATGAGGTCGCCGGCATAAATCTTGGCTGGGCCAGGGAACGGGTTTTTCAGGACACCGCCAATCGGAGGGCGACGGAACGCTTCCTTAACGGCGCCAGGCAGGTCAACAAACACATGACGCTGACCGCCGATAGTCATTTCTGACTGCAAGATTACAGCGCCGGTAGCATTGACTGCACCCTGCGCCATCATCTGTCCGTAGTAATCCTTGTTGTTATCCATAACTTTTTACCTTAAAAATTAAAATGTTTACTTTTCTTTCGGTTCGATGATGTCATCCCACTCGTCGTCACGGATTGTCTTGCCGCCGCCAGAAGAAGAGCCGCTGCCCTTGTGCGGTATCGCGGTGTTGCCTGTAGCACGTTTGAAGTCGGTAGTGTAAATACCCTCTGCCTTTGAAACCAGGTCGATTACATCGGCATCCTTGTCGGGAATTTCAAGTTTGGAGATTGCTGTGTCAAGAAAGAAATCGTTAAGTTCGAGCTTTGCCTTGTCAAACTTATCCTTCAAGCCCTTTCTGACCGCTTCGATTGTAGCGGCTCTTGATGCCTTCTTGTCGCGCTCCTCATTTGCCTTTTCGAGGGCTTCGAGCTTTGCGAGCAGCTTGTCGTACTTGTCGTCGGGCTTGTCCTCCTCGCTCTTCTTTCCATTGCGCTCCTCCTCTTCCTTCTTCTTGCGTTCGGCTTCCTCTCTGCTTTTCTTAATCTCGTCAGAGACATTCTTGTGCAGATTGCCGTCCATGCGCTTGAGTCGGTTTGCCACCTTGGTGACTATCTTGGCGTTCGCAGCCTCGTCGTCACCAAATTCGTCCAGTACATCATTAAGTTCTTCGTTAATGGTCTTCTGGCTAAGTGCTTTGAACTTGGTGGTATCAACCTCCTTGTTCACCAATGAAAGCAGTTCTTCTACTGTCATATATAAAAGTTTTTGTGTTGGTTTTCGGTAGTTCTTCTACCATTAATGTATAAATATACGTTTTTCTTTCGCAAAAATATGAATAAATATACAATTAACCAAATATTTTCGATATATTTGCATAAATATTTTGTATATATATGCAGAAAAGTTGTTTTTCAGGGTTGAAATTGGATAACGGAGAGCCTGTTTACACTCAAGAGTATATTCAATCACTAAGAGATAAAGACAAGAAGCATCCCGACAGGTTGAAGATTATCGCTCAACGTGGCGGACAGGAGCGTATGCTTGCCATTGATGCTGATATTAAGATAGTCGGAGGCTCGCGAGGAGGCCCGCTCGATGAGAATACGATGGTTTTAACGTCCAGGGGTTTCGTTAAAATCAAGGAGCTGAAATATGGGGATACCGTAATCGGTTCGGACGGGAAAGGACATCGTGTTTTGGGACTCCTCGCTTATCCGAAAAGAGATTGTTACGAGATTACACTATCCGACGGAGCGAAGATAACTTGCTCTGACGACCATATTTGGAACGTTTACATTGACGGAAGCAGACGGTGTATGCCTCATCTCGCTTGCGAGATTGAGAAATATATCGCCGACGGATACGACATAACCATTCCGTGCGTCAAGCCAGTGGAATTTGATGAAAGCTACGGACTCGCTTCTATCAGTGAAAGAATGTCTACACTCGAAAGACTTATCAGTAATACGGGAAGAAAGAGCGGCGAGTATTGGTGCAAAAAAATCCGCACTTCCAAGCAGGCTACCGACTTTAAGTATTTGGTTGATAGTTTAGGTTCGGTGTGTTATGTGCGAAAAACAGCGAAAAAGAAATGGTTGGTAAGGTTCAATTACAAGAAAAAGGAACTTGTAAGACGTATCGTAAGCTGCAAGAAAATCGGAAAGAGGAATTGTTGTTGCATTGCCGTAGACAACCCGGATGCACTGTTTGTAGTCGAAGACTTCATAGTCACTCATAACTCCAAATCTTTCTCTTCTCTCATGGAGGTGTTAAAGGACATCAAGAACCCTGACTTCCATGCAACAATTCTGCGTAACGAGAAGGATGACCTTCAATCGCTTGTAACGGACTCGTACAAGCTCTTCTCGCAGTTCGGCACATACAACAAGTCGCAGAATGATATGACATGGAACTTCACCAACGGAGGCTGGCTAAAATTCTCATACTACGCAGGCTCGTACCAGGACTTCAAGACCCGCTTTCAGGGCCGTCAGTTCGCATACGTGTGCATCGACGAGGGAACCCAGTGTCCGTACAAGAAGTTCAAGTATCTGCTTACCAACAACCGTAACGCCTCGCAAATCCGCAACCGCTTCTGGATAACGTGCAACCCTGATCCTGAGTCGTGGGTGCGCAAATTCATAGACTGGTGGGTAGACGAGGACGGATACATTATCCCCGAGCGTGACGGAGTCATACGCTACTGCTTCATGGATGGAGATACTCCCGACTCAATCTATTGGGGAGATACGCGAGAGGAGGTTTACGAACAATGCGGAGGTATCATAGATAAGCTGTGGAAAGAAAGCTATGCTGAACTCGGATATACCAAGCTCGATATGTTCATCAAATCCGCCACGTTCATTCGTGCCGACGTATCGGAAAACATCAAACTTATCTCTACCGACGCGTCATATCTCGCCAACCTTGCACAGCAGGACGAGGAGCAACGTATGCGCGACCTCGAAGCTAACTGGAACTGGAAGTCCGCGGGCGACGATATGATAAAAATGGCAGACCTCGAAGAGATATTCGATAATGCCGTACAGGTGGGAGATGGGGTGCGGCGCGCATCCGCCGACATTGCCTTCACCGGCGGCGACAACTTTGTGATGTGGCTGTGGGAGGGATGGCACTGCAAAGACCTTGTAGTAATGCGACTCGACTCTCAAACGCTCGTGTCTGCGGTGCAGGCGAAGCTGCGTGAATGGGGAGTGGAGGAGTGCAACTTCACTTACGACTTGCAGGGTATCGGTCAGTATTTCAAAGGTTTCTTTGCCGATGCCGTACCGTTCAACAACCAGGCAGCACCTGTCGCTATGACACACCAGGAAGAAAAGGGCATCAAGTTCCTGTACAAAGACCTTAAATCACAATGCGCCTTCCTGTTCTACAAGATGATAAAGGAAAAACGAATCTCGATAGAGTCTTCGCTGCTTGAGCGCAAGTATTCGGGAGACGGATTTGACAAGGTGCCGCTGCGTCAGATTTTACAGAAGGAGAGAAAGATGCTGCGCCGCGACGACAACAGCGACGACAGGGGCTTCAAGCTGCTGCCTAAGAAGATGGCTAAACGCTATGTAGGACACTCGCCCGACTTCTTCGAGTCATGGCTGTACATAATGATTTTCAGCTTAACTAAAAAGAAACACAAAAAGATAAAAGGACTATGGATGCTTTGAACAATGTAAAGGACGTGCGGGAGCTGCTCGTCCGAAAGCCGTTTTACGAAGTGACCCCGAAGGGTTATATGAAGCACGGGATTATCGACCGTGAGTTTTCCGAGAACGAAGACCCTTGTATGCCTGCGGATGTGCTGTATCGCAACATCAAAACACAGCAGGACTTCTTGCGCGAGTTCTATCCGTCAGGACACAGGATTTGCGACCCGCAGCAATATTCCGACATCTGGAAGAAGAACCCCGAGACTGGACGTTGGTGCGTGCAGAAAATTCAGCGCACCGCGTTTGCCTTCCAGCAGGTGATTTGGACCAAGCACGTTCTTCATGTGACTGGTAATGACATTCAGTTCGAGCTTGCGGAGGGAACCGAAGAAGGTGGCGAAGAGAAACTACAAGAGCTGCTCACGAAATACAGGAAGGGCTGGCTCATGCACGATATGGAGATACGCTTCTTCGAGGCGGTATCCGCATACATGAAGGTTGCAGACTGTGCCATTGTAGGCTATTTCGACGGCGACGGCAAATTCGGAACAAGAACGCTCTCGTTCGACCGTGGCGACACGCTGTTTCCGAGATACGACCCACTTACCGGCGAACTGATTGCGTTTGCACGCAAGTATGTGGACTACGACGAAGAAGGGGAGGAGCGCATCGAGTGGATTGAAGCATGGGATAAGGATAAGTTCTACCGATTGAAGAAAGATTTGTCGGGAGGCACAGCGAAAAACGTAGTCAGAAAGATTGCGTCAATCTTCGGCGCGTCCGAATATGCCTGCGTCGAGGAGAAACGACACGGCTTCCCGTTCATACCTGTAGCATACGCCCGTAACGAGGACGGCCCTTGCTGGTCTGCCGTACAGCGCAATATCGAGGATTATGAGGAGGCGTTCTCGTATCTCTGCGAGAACAACAAGGCGTACGCCTTCCCGATACTCACGCTTACCGGCGAGGGGGATGAGATAGAGATAAAGGGCGATACCAACGGCGCTGCTAAGACGATCATGATTACCGACACGGACGGCAGGGCGGAGTTCCTCAACGGCACGGACGCGTCAAACGCCTTCGCTACACAGCTCAACAAGTCTTATGACCTCATCTACGAGCTTTCGTTTACCGTAAAGCCACCCGAACTCAAATCGGGAGACCTGCCGGGCGTTGCAATCAAGCTGCTGTATTCTCCAGCCCTCGAAGCTGCCATGAACGACGCGCAGAGATTGCAGCCGTTCCTCGACCAGTTGGTGCGTATAACTAAGTTTGGTATCGGAACGGAGAACAACTGCATGGCCTCAATGGTCGCACTGCCAGTTAATGCGTGGATTGAGAGCTATATCCATCAGAACGACACTGAGCTTATCACTAACCTGGCCACTGCGGTTCAGAACAAATTCCTCTCGAAGCAGACTGCTTCTGAGCGCAATTCCAAGTTCTCGAAGAACGACGAGTTTACTCGTATCATGCGCGAGCAGAAAGAGGAAGACCAGCAGGACTTGCTCATCGACATCCAACGTCAGGAGGCGCAGGTCGAGAACAACATCGAGCAGGAGGAAGCGCTTGCAAAAATTAACAATCAGCAGTCGGGAAGCGATGTTAATACAGGTCGTGGCAAAAAAGGTAGGCCCAGAACCGTAGATACGGATCGTTGGGGTAACAGAAAAGATGGCTCTGAACAAAATTGGGCTGACTGGAACAGTAAACATTAAAAAATACTGCATAAAAATACGAATAAATGGATAATGTGAATTTATGGAGTCACGAGAATACGCACTTAACAGAACGAAAGCGCAGATAGCCTGCGAGTCGCGCGTACAGAAGCGACTGTTTAAGGTTGCCCGTGAGATAGTGTCGCTCGCTTCCAAATACAGGAGGGGAGCGACACTGACAAACGAGAACGGGTTTATTGCAGCCTCGCAGCGCATTGCGTTAGGCGTTGCTGACGGAATAGAAAGCGACATCGCCGTCTGTGCTAAGACCGCGTGCTCGGTATTGAACATCGGCACGAAGAACACGGGAGACTTTCTTGTGTCAAAGGTGTTCGGCAAGACATCAATGGAGCGAACCACCAGTTATCTGAAAAACTTTGCGGAGGACATGGTGCGTATGTGCAAGGCTGGCGTATTGATGAAATACACCGACTCGCAGCTCATGTCCGCAATACGTACTGGATATAAGGACCCGTACACCACATCCGTAATCACGAAGGCAAGAAAGGAGGATATAAACATCGCCACGCCTTCATACGGCAAGGGCATATTTCATTCGGCGTATCAGAACATCGCCCGCAACGCGCGACAAATGGTAGCCGTCGCATGGGGTAGAGCTGAACAGCAGTACGGCAAGGAACATGGGGCGATAGGCTACTATATCTTTCGAGGAAGTTCGTATCCGTGCGCGCACTGCGATGATGAGACGACGTATCTGCACCACTTCGGAGATCCGTTCCCACCACTGCACTACAGGTGCGTTTGCTATGTTAAATTTGTTTACAAAAAAGAGGAGGAGTAATTATGTCAGAATACACATTGTCTGCCTATATGTACAAGTTGAAAAAGCAGTACAACATGGCGGATATTTCATATCTTATATATGCCGACCTGCGTGCGGCAGGTTGGGGTAAAGGCGACGCTTGGAATGTAGCTTTCCAAGGCCAGGGCCTAAACTGGGCCAAAGCTGAACTGCTTCGCGAGATTGAGAAGCTCGAAGCACTCGACTCAGTTCAGGCGCGCATTGCGGATGTACAGGGCACAAACTCGCCGAAGAACGACGAGATAACCGCGGAGGAACTTGCAAAGGAAACTTCAAAGGAATCCATCCTGCGCAAGCTGGTAGCTGCTGAAAAGAAAGCCAAGAAAGGCTCTCCTGACTGGCTGAAGATTGTGTCGCTTGAGGCGGACTATAACAAAATCAAGCAGGATGAGATAGATGTGGAGAACAATACTTGTCACTACTATTTACCAATCAACTATCCCACTTCGTGTAAAAATTGCCTTCTTTATAAAAACAAGAAAGATAAATAAATACAGGAATAGCCTTGCAGTAATCTCTTTGCTGCAAGGCTATTCCTGTTTCTACTTGTACTTCTTGCCGGCAACCTTTTCAAGCGTCGCCATGAACGTTTCTTCAATCAAACTGTCATTGAAGGTCGGCAGAAAAACCTCTTCTGGAAGTGCCTTTCTTTCTGCCGTCTCCATGATGATACGCAGGCCCATTTCGAGAGCATACTTATCTTCGATGATTTTAATGATACACTCTTCCATAACTATCTCTGTTTACTCTTCTTTCTTTGCAGGCAGGTCGTCCTTGATAAAGCTGTATTCCTGCGTCTCTTCCGCGCTCTTCATGTTGGATATAAGGAAGTGCTCCGCAAGGTCTGCTTCCGTGATGCCGTATGTCTCGTAGATAACTCCGCTTGGCGTGCGCTTCTTGTAGAACTTGCATGAGTTCCACATCACTCTGCCAAACTTTTGCTGTGATGGTATCTCCTTTTCCTCAAGATTGTTATCCTCACAGAACTGTCTGAAGCTGTCATACAGCGTCTTGGCGTTTATCCAAACTGGTATCTCGCCCTTCGTTCCCTTGTCACAGCGTATCTCATACGCCTTTAGCCATGCCAGCACGGGCTGTGTGCCGAGATATGAAAGAATGAGCTGCTTGCGCGAACCTTCCGCAGACGGAAACTGAAACTTACGCTCTCTCAACATACGCTCGCCTTTAAGAACCCAGTTGAACACACCAGAAAGCTCCTCCTTGATAATCTCCGCCGCAAGACGCGGGTTCTGCTTCTCCTTGGGGATTGTAACGTCGAAGCTGACATACTGCAAGCGCCGGATAAAGCCGAGCGTGACATCCTCGGGGAACGGAAGCTCGTTGAGATTGAAGATGAGGTATGGAAGGCTCTTTGACTCCAGTACGTTCTCGCCCAGCTTTCTGTACGGTACGGGCTCTCCGCTCACAAGCCTCTTGAACATGCCCGTATTCTTGCGTCCGAACTTCTTCGGGTCGGAGTCGGAAGACCAGTTGAAGATGGCGTTACGGATAGGGTAGCGCCCTCTCATGCCCTCGTCACCGTCAGCAGTAAGCTCCGCATAGTCCATTTTTGATATGCGGTCTTTGCCGAACAGGGCGCACATAACCTCGAATATCACACTCTTTCCGTTTGCTCCGCTACCGATAAGCATAAGGCACAGCTCTATCTTGTCGGACATCTTTCCCTCATACGGGTTGTATGCGTCGCCGCGCTGCACCAAGCCGAGTCCCATGAACATCTGCAAGATGTCACGCGAGTCCTTGTCGGGCAGCACATCAAGCAGAAATCTCTCCCATTTCTTGCACTTCGCTTTCGGATCGAAGTTGTACGGATGATAGTAAGTCACATGATAATGCGGAGAGAATGGCATCGCCGTAGGAGCCACACGCGCAAGACCGAAGTCAACGACACCGTTGGCGAACGCCACAACATCGAACTGCGGAACAAGCACGTTGTAGTTCTTGATTGTGTCGATGAACGACTCCTTTCTGATTGTGGAACGACCGAGCACGGGTGCTATGAACAAGTCCTCCATAAGCAACTGGTAAGCCTGTTCCACAACAATCGGCTCAACCACCTCGTATATCTTTCCGTTGAACGTATAGAACGCTCCTGCAAAATATTTTACAGGGCAGTCCTTGGCAAGTTCCCTGATACTCTTGCAAAAGCCCACCAGGAGCCTGTTCCAGCTCTCGCTGTTTACCTTGCCCCAGTCGGTTCTGTACATACCGAAGCCGTACTTCGCGTCTGCACTCAACGCCTTCAACTGCCCGTACAGCGAATCTATCGCCTCACCACTACTTCTTTTCATTCTTCCTTCTCCTTGTGTTTTTCTCTAATTGTGACATCACCTCGCGTCTTTCTGACCCTGCCGCCGTGCAGATAGACGAAAGCCTTTGCACCCTCTTCGCAATACACTTCCACCTCCGCATTGTCGTACATGTTGATAAACGCTCTCGCAAGGCCGTTTACAAATACAGTCGCCTCGCAGTCATGCCTTACATATATGTCGCCGCAGCTCTTGCCGGAGTAGGTCAGTCCTGCGACGCACTCTCCGTTTAATATCACCGTCGGCTTGTCGTCCGCAAGCACGTTCTCGTCCACGTACACGCCGTGGTCGTGAATGACATCTCCGAACTCCTTCCGTATCACTTCGCACGACGGAAAGTTGTGTTCTATGCAGAAGTCAATGCCTCTGACAAACTTCTCGACAAGCTCGTCTTTCGACGTGCCGTCGGCCCATTCGTCAGTCCATTGCTGGCACAGACCCAAGCCGACCGCCTCCGACTTCATCTTAGCCGAAAGCTTCTCTGTCTTTCTGTCCGCCATATTTATTCCTTATCCTGCTTTGTGTTTCGTTCGATATACTCGCTCATGGCTTTCATCTTTGCTGTCTGGTACTCCGCATCACCGACAACGGTAGTATCAACGAACATGCCGGTAAAGATAGCCTCTGCGTTCTTGCCTTCCGTTCCGTGAGTGCGCCAATCGCCTTTCTCGTCACGAACCATGCCGAGCGCGTCGATTGCTTCGAACATCGTCGTGCCGATGCCAAACTCCACCTTCCATCCGCCGCCGACCGTTTCGACGCAAATGTACGGAAGCGAGCCTCGTGTCAGATGCTTGCGGACATCCTCACGGATACCTTCCTTGTCGCGGAGTTCCTTCAACTCCTGCTTACTTAGACTGCGCGACTTCTTTGTAACCACAAAATTGCCGCAATATAACTTCTTTCCAAAATCCATATCTATACTTATTTAGTTAAACAATGTTTTATCTTCTTTAAAGGCATTTCCTTCGCCCGTATTCGCATATCAGCGTTGCATCGCACTTGTTATCATCCGCGCTTTTGTCCTTGCTCGTACGCCTAAAATCTTCGGTCGGGAACAATCGTCTTGCGGCATTGATGGATGTGGCCTTGGTGTTAGTGCTTTTCTTTTCGCCGCTGTTCTTGACAACCTTATCATGGTTTATCCAAATCTCCTTCTGCCAAGTCTTCGGAGGTACAAGATGATAGGGTATCTCAAGCGCAATCAACAGACCTTGCAGTACTCCGAACGTTTCTCCGAACGAGAACGTGGACTTTGCCGACGAACCGAAGATGGCGTGTATCTCCTCCATACAGCACACGCAATTTTCCTCACACACCGTCTTGATGTTTTTCAGAAACAGCGCAATATCGTGATAATCGCGGTCCTGCAAGGAGCAATACTCACGCGTGCCGTCAGGGTGCATTACTGCTATGAAACCCTTTGAGCCAGGGTCTATGCCGATGTATGTCTTGTTTGCCATATTATTTTACTCCTGTTGAATTAAAACCGTTGTCGCCACGCTTCTTGTCGCCATTTTCTTTGTCGTCGTTTTCTTCTTTCTTGATAACGCCGCTCACAAGCTCCGTATTCGGTATCTCCACAATGCGCATCTGTGCTATCTTTGTGCCGGCAGGGATAATAATCTTATTTGACAGATAGCTGCCTATTCCAAAGGTTTTTACGATTGCCGTAACCTCGCCAGTGTAACCGCTGTCTATCAAGCCGATTTTCACGTCGGCATCAATGCGGACATCGACAAACTCTCCTTTGAAGTGCTCTCTTCGGGCGTACAAGCCCTTGGAAGACATACCGCTTCTTGGCTGTATCACCGCAGCGAGGTGTTTCGGGAGCTGTATCTTGAAGCCGAGAGGTATCACGCATCGGTTCCAATCGTACACCTTCACGTCTTCCTTTGTGAACACATCATAAGCTGCATCGTCACCAAATGCTTTTTCGGGCATCCTGCCGCCACAAAGTTCTATTACTATCTTCTCTCTTTCCATTTTGTTTTTGTTTATTATTTTTTACCGTTCCACTTTACAAGCTCCTCGCAAGCCTCATCTTCGCCCATAACGAACGTGTAGAGGTCTTTGGCGAGGCAATAGGGTGCGCTGTCTGCATCTTCATCTGCAAACATCACGCAGTCTTTGCACTTGTACTTACATTTATCTGGCATGTGTTTATAGTTTAGCCAAATATTTCAAAATAAGAGGTGTACTAATAAAAACCTCGATGTCTCCAGAAGCTGTGCAGTCGGCATATATTTCGTAGGTACTGCGCAACCTCGTATATTCTCTTTGTACGCTTAGATGAAATGGAGTTGGGATGGGAATGCGACTAAACCACTCCGCATTGCCAAGATCCTCGCCGCACTTATGCAAGAACCAGCCATCCTTGACTTTGGTTATTTCTTCGTTCAAAAAGAAGATGTCACCTCTCTTGATTTGCCCGAGTGCAAATAAGTACCTGTTGCCGGCAGCCTCATCCCACAATGTTTGTGGGGGCGAGCTGCTTAATTCCTCTACTGTCTTTCCCATATCCAATACGTTACTCGAAAATATCGGCGTTCAATGTATGGTTTATAGCAGCGAACAATTTGTCACGCACATCTTCGCGTGACCATTCCACTTTTTCAGCGACTTCTCCAATGGTCACACATGCGAAAGCGGTGAGGGCTTCCATGATTTCCAATGGTGTTGCACCGTCTATTGCATCTTTCGCCTTAATCATCCCTTGCATCAGGGGAAGTTCCTTTCCAAAATTTCTCATATCTTCATCTCCTTTCTTAATCATACGCTATCTTCCTTTATGTTGTATTTTTGATAGAAATCACGGCAAAAGAAGTTGTTTACACGCTCTTTTAGGCTGTCAGGAACTTTTGCAGACCAATCATGATCCTTAGTCCTTTCAAAAGCGATAGTGTTGTGCAAATCTACCATCTCCTGCCAGTCGGTATCGTCAAGCGTAATTTCTGTTGTATGTTTCTCAATGTAATCAACAGTAAGAACAGCTTGAGAACAAAACACCTCTTTGCTATAAAAAGAGCATGTAACAAGATTGTTGTTCTCAAATTCTTCTATTTGCATCAAACCCATAGGAATCTTTTGAAGGATTTTACTATTGGGAATTTGCACATCGGCCTCGCAGTCATTCCAGAATATCAGCCTCTTTTTTATCCTTGACTTCTCTATCATAAGCTATTTATTTTTGTAAAATTCTATTATTGTATACACAAGAATCGCAATATATACGGCAAGCAACACATATAGAGGAATAACTGTTCCGCCTCCGTAATGAGTTTGCGGTAGTGCTATTGGGATGTATGGGATATATGTAATCATAAGCTATTTATTTTTTGTTATTCATCATACGAAAAGCTCTGTCGGCCATAATATTATTTTGTGGGTTATAAAAAAGGAGAAAATAGAAATTGCCATGTTCTTTTGTGTGAACCGTATGCAATCCACAATCCTTAATAAAACCATCATCACCAATGCAAGGATCCAACAATTCGCGAATCGCGCTATTGTAGCTTGGTTGAACTATAATAACGCCACCCGTTTCTCGAAGTTCTTCAAGTTTTTTCCACTGAGTTTCGATATTTTTGTCTCCATAGAACAAATCATAACCATAAGGTTCTGTGATTTCTCTATCAATGTACATTCCCAAAGGAATTACAATTACTATAATCGGTTTCATAAGCTATATCCTTCTGCAATTAAACCCCCAAAATAATACAAAAGCACACCGTAAACTTTCATTTCTGCTTCCGAAAGTTGCTTAAAACACTCTAAGTCACAGTCCTTATTTACATAAGCCCTAATTGGAGGTGCAAACCTTTTTTGCTTAACTGCTATTGTATATTCCGATTTGTGTGGAAAAACAGAATCCATATCCTCAATAACCGAGCATATAACCATTCCGTCCTCTCTGACTTCCGCATAACTTTCTATTTGCTGCTTTAGCTTTCCGACGGAATTATTTAGAAAAAACTCTATGGGCGCAAGGTAAATGTCACCAAGTTTTAATTTCTCATTTTTATCCATAAGCTACTCCTCCTTGTCTTTGATTTCTATAAAATCACCGACTCCCAAACGAGCATTGTTGATGCAATTACATATCCAACCCATAAGGTATGCCTGGTGCTCATTTCTGCCGTTATACATCCTTTCCAAATCGCACGCATCGTTGATAGACGATAGAACATGATACGCCTCATGACAGATATTTTTCATAGTCATATCGCTCTTCTTTGGAAAGACAACGAGATTGCCGAAGTATTTCCCTGCCTTACTCATACATTCGTCATAAACCATACCTCCGTAGTTTCCTTCACTCATAGGCTCGCCGTTGTGAACAAGAGGCTCGCCTTTCATGTTGGTAAAGCATTTGTCTATTTCTTCTTCCGACGTATTGTACATCACCCAAAGTTTCCTTGGGTAAATCTGCGGTGTATATTCGTAATATCCTTTCTTCTTCATAATTCACGAATTAGCTTAGTTATACGCTTGTATTCCTTAATGATTGGAGCATCAAACCATTGTGTTTTAACGATATATGTCCTACCTTGTTTTATAACTCCAACGAGTTGGGCATTACCCCAGACTCCATACAAATCTATACGATACGCTCCCTTATCTGTAGCCACAAGATAATATGTCTCTGTACCAAACGACTCTTTGTTACCAGACGTTTCTACGATTTTATCGACAGAGTAAACCGTAATAGTGTCGTACAACTTACGATTGCCTCCTTGGAATATCTGACTCCTGCTAAACGATGCCAATAGCGACACCACCGCAACTAATGCAAATAATGCAAATAATAAAAACTTCTTCATATCTCAACTATTTTATTTTAACTATGTCAACTATTTCTATTGGCGCAATAGATTTGATATAATGATACCCTAACGAATCTGTATAGTTCAAGCTATTCCACCCTCTCCCGACACGAACATACGGAACCCTGCATGTACGGATGTTTATGCTATCCGCTTTGTCATGGCAATGGATAACAATGGTTGCAGAATACCATACCGTATCGTCTTTAACAAATCCGCCGTTCTTGTATTTTTCACTTTGCCAAATAACAAAACCAAAGATTAAAACCGCTAAGGCAAAAAGTGATAAAAAACACATTTCTGCACTCCAGTCATTCAACCATCTTTTCACGTTCATATCCTCAATATTTATTTGTGCAACCTTCCGATATGCCACTTAGAGCACAGTTCGCAGAAATACGGACGTTCTCCCATTGTTTTCAGCTTCGGGTTCTGCTCAAGAAACTCCCATGCCTCATCCTCGGTATCGTAGGCAACCTTCTGCTTCCACGAACTGCCCTTGCGAGTCCAATGTCTTGCGTCGGGATGCAGGGTGGAGTAGGGCGCTTTGTTGCGGTATCTGTTTTTGCTCATATCCATTTTACGGTTGTTTCTCCGTTGTAACCTTTCTCCCATACAAACCATGCGTAGCTGACTGCACTACCCCCCCCATTGCGCATTGCAGCGAACTTGCCGTTCTTTGCGCACAACACTCTCTTTGAGAATTGCAGTACGTACTTAGGTGGCGTGTTCTTATAGAGCCTCTCGTAGCGTTTCTGACCCTCCAGGAACGTTGTCTTGAGAAACATCACACACAAACCTCCTTCGGGAAGCAAGTCAAGCGAGTGCAGCACGAACTCCAATGCGTACTTGTAGGGTGGGTTAGTAAGTATGCACTCGCAGCCGTCGGGCATCGCGTCTGCCTTGAAGAAGTCCTGCACACCGCCGTAGCCTCGGTCTATAAGGTCGGTACTCACGACATCGTGCCCGAAGTCAACAAGACGCTCTGACAAGCATCCAGTACCACAAGCACACTCCCATATCTTCTTCGGAAGCTCGAAGCTGCGGACAAGTCTGTCAATCGCCACAGGGTCAGTGCTGTAGAAGTCGTGCTCCTCACGCTCCTTGTCCGTGTGGTTGCTCGCACCGATTGTTATGAAGGTGCTCTTGCCGTTTCCGTTCCAGTCCTTAGTCATTTTTTCTGCATTTCATTGTTGAACTCTCTTTGTAATATCCGTTCGATATTCGCAGGCGACCCATACCAATCATACTTCTCCTCGGCCGGAGCATTTTCTGCTGCCTCAATGGAGTTTTTGAGTGCTTCACGCGCCTCTTTGTCCGAAAGCCCCATGTTTCTTGTAGCACTAAAGAATAGTTTGGCAAATGCTTCTATTGCGCTTTCCTCGGGGTCTAAAACAATCTTCGCCATATCACTTCCTTGTTTTATTAAGTTCCATAATCGTAAGTATCGCATAGTTCGCAAGGTCAAGCAGGGAGTCTTTCATACTCTCGTCCTTCACCTTCGCCTCGTCAGACATCAGAGACTTCACGCGCTTTAGCTTCTCGGACAGGTGTCCGTAGGCGTATGTCATACCGCACTCCGCAAACAATTCCGAGAAGCTATTGCCGTAGTCGTGGTTCTTCGCCTTGAAGGTGTCGTACATACCGTTGGTAATGTCGCGGAACGCATCGGCATCTCCAGTTGGCTGTTCAGTAAACGCGGAAAGCTTTGAAAGAACGTCAATCGGATCAAGGGAACATCCGTAATGCTCCATACGGTATTTTTTCCCGCCGCTACGACTGCCACCACGAATAAAGTTGTACGCCCAGTTGTTCTTCGGGTACTCCGTACTCAAAATAGGGTGGAGGTCAGCGTCTATTGCACGTCTTCCGCGTTGCATCACGTCGTTAATAGGCATGTAGAACGATTGATTTCCGAGTGCCTCGCTGCGAACCTTGATGTACTCGCCGACCCGTGCGCAATGTGGGTCTTTCTTGTCGGCTAAGCTTATCCGCTTCGGACCGCCGCACACCTCGAAAAGCGGTATTTTGGATGTCACATAGTTTTTGTTTCCGTCCGAAGTTTTCAGCGTGGTGAAATACCTAACGGGTCCAAAAGTTTTGGAGGCGTCACAACAACCCTCCGCTTGATGCTTGTATCTGATTTTGTTATTGGGCAGACTAAACTTCAAGCCCTTCTTAATGTCCTCTCTGTTAATCATTGTTACTACTCATTTCTTTGTAAAAAATCCATTAACATTTCGCGGTTGTCAGAATTATTATCTAAGCCGTAAACTTCAACGATATGATTATCTACAACCTTATTCCATAGTTCGCAAGGAGTAACCTCACGAAATCCAACCTTGGCAAATCCGCTGTCGGCAAGTCTGTTTATTATCTTTATCATCCCCGAATTACTATCAATTGCTACTCCTTTCTTTGAACGGCACCCATATCTCCTCCATCTCGCGCAGCGCAAGCTCGTAGGCGTTTCTGTCTTTGTTTGTGGGGTTAGACTGCGCATGATAGTAAATGAGCGTGTACATGAGGCGGCGGAACGTGATGGCCGCATTGTAGTATTTCTGAGCGTACTGCCCGAAGTTGTCAAGACAGAGACGGCCTAAACCGCGAGGCAGCATTTCGACTTTTATCGGACGCTTCAGCCATTTAGTATCAGTCGGATCACCGTTGTTCAATTCTCTTTTCAGGTCGTACGCCTCATCCTTCCATCCGCTCAACGCGCCATCAAACAAAGCTCTATCAGCGCACTCTGTCTTTGGTATAGGGCATTTCAGCAGACGCTGCAAATCATCCAATAACTCCTGTTTCATATCTCGTTCTTGTTTTTACCTTCTTGTTTCTTTGTAATGTCTGACATATAGTCATATATCATTCTCGTCATGCCGTTGCACCAGTCGTCAACAAACGGGTCTGCTTGCAGAAGCGGCAACTCCTTGAAGTCACTCTTGAACCAATTGGAGAACTGCAACAGTACATGGCGCATCGTAGCCACATCCGCTGCATTGTCCATCGCACGGGTCAGACCGTCGCAGGACTCGTTTGTCTTAGACTCATAGGGAGTGCTGAATGGCTGCACGTCCACTACCTCTTTCTTCTCTTTCTTAAAAAATCCCATAATTAACATTCGTTATATAATTGATAAAGCGGATAGGAGAGTATACATACAATACCCAGTACCATAAATCCAGCTACCAATGACTTGGTGAATGCAGCCGTTACGGCAGAAATAGAAAACATTATCACTCCGAATACCATCAACAACTTGAAACGCCTGCGCCATCTGCGACGCTTAATCATCGCCATCCTTTCCTCCTCCAACTCTTTTCCGAGTCTTTCCATTCCGTTTTCCATACTTTTACAATTAATTTTACTACTTTTGCATCTGATAAAACCAGACTGTAGAGACGGTCAATTCCGATTAACAGAAAATGAACGATTAATGTAGGTTCCAAATGCAGCCAAATCCCAGATAAACACGGGGTTTGTGTAGGTAGTGTATGATAAGGTTCTCAACCCCTATCCTCACATGCCTCTGAAACGAAGGTACAAAATAAGTTCTACAATCATACACAAACTCCCATAAATACGAGGTTTTTGGTGCATTTTTATCCTACATCGAGTGTATAATAAATATACATAGCTATTCGGCGACAGACAGACGTTCCACTTCCCGGTTTCGACCGCCAGGAAGTTAATAAAACTGAATATACATAAATATACAAGTTTACAGTTTTTAACAAATAGGAACATAAGTTTACACTTAACCAAAAATCGGAAGAAAAAATTTTTAAAAGAGGTGACTATTTTGGCAAATAGCCAATTCTCAGGGGGGGTGCACCCTGTTTTCTTTATATTATATGCAATAATATAACGTTAATAAGTGTTAAACGTACATTTTATGTTTCACGCTTGCCTAATATTATATAAAGTTGTAACCGCTTGAAAATCAGCACTTTATACATTTATATTAATTTCTAATGTGTATAAATATAATGTTTCACGACTTGTTAAATACATTTAAATTCGGCTTGTTTCTGAATTTGTTAAACGTAAATTAACCAAATATTGTGCTATATTATAAGAATTAACCGTTGTTAAAATGTATAACACGCTGAAAATCAGTCAGTTATAGTAATGTTATATGTGTTAATATATTTGCTTTTGGTCGAAAATCTTCGTACCTTTGTAGCGTCGATAGGGAGAAACACCCACGACAACGCACAGGGCGAAGGTAATAACCCTGTGGCGTGGCGGTCTTTAAAATAGTGATACACTAAAGCGGCGCAGCCTACCAACGTAGACCACGCCGCCAGCAACTAAAGCGTGGAACGCTCTAATTTATTCACCACTGCAAAATTAGTCGTTTCCTTTGGTTGCTGCAAAGACTTTAGAAGTAATTAGAATTTATTCACCAATTTAAATATATAGAATTATGAAAGCAACTAAAGTAGAAAACAGAAACTCTGAATTAATCAACACAGTTGAGAACGCCCAGAAGTTGGCAAAGGAGGAGGAAAATCCAAGTTACACTAAGATGTTTTTGCCGTGGGTGGAAGCGGTTGCAGAAGACGAGACGAAAGAACTCGCAACCTGTCTAAAAGAAGTTTTAGACGACGCAAACGAAAGCGACGACCGCTACAAGCAACTCAGAACCGAACACGAGAAAGCTAAAGAACGTTTCGAGGCGTACCAGCTGAAAACAGCCAACGCCAACAAACTAACGCTCAAGGCGTTTAAAAAAGCGGTTGCGGTTGCGGTTGCAGAAGTCGCACAACGAACCAACACGGCAACATGGTTCAACTATCGCCGCCTGTATGGTCTAGGGCTTGTTGACAAGTTGCCGAACATGGTGAACACCGCTAACAGGGTTAACTCTTTTGTTGTCAAGGCGTTCACATTCATGCAGCAGTATGCGAAACGCTCTAATGAGTTGGCACGCAAAGAACGTGCACTAAACGCAGCCGTGGCAAAGTTCGGTATAACAAAGGAGCAAGCCGAACAAATGTACCTCGCCGGAATGCTTAAGCTATAAGCCGGCGCCGGACGTGATCCAAGTGGAGCGGCAAACAGCCGCTCCACCTGGATTTTTCTTGCAATTCATTTTGAGTTGCAAGCGGTTTTTTGTGTCCTTATTTTTCCCCACCGTTTTTCTCTGTTTTCTTATTTTCCCACACGTTTTTAGATACCTCATCGTGGTGTGTGGGTGTTCCTCGTTGTGCTTTTTCTGTGCAACGTGCTAAAATCTAAAAGCAATCGATCTACAGATTTATTTTAATAAATGGTGACACGTGTCGGACGTGTCACGCCCTTTGTTATGGGATTTTGCAAGCGAGATTTTTCCTGTAAGGAAATAGGCGGGAATTTCTCGAACTGCAAAATTTGAAACTTTGGGAGTTATTCATAATTCATATTCTAACGTGTCACGAGCGTGCGAGCTGGTTACTCGCTAAATCGTCTGCAACGTGGTGGTTGCAGTGAGCTATACGCAAAAGGGCATACCAAAAGGAAATGCAGTTACCTGTCAGCTGCAAAGAAACAGGGCGTAACGGATGCGTGAAATCCGTGAGATGTGAGCCGTGAGTAAGGACGATAAAGACAAACACGGTGCCAAGATGCACGTCTCAGGCAAATAGGGCAGTCCTTGTGGCTGCTCTACTACAAACCAACAAATTTTAGAATTATGAACGAGAAAGAAATGATTATTCTTTGCGACGGCTCAACGCGGTACGCAGAAGTAGACGTAACAGAATTGAAAGACGGACGCTGGCGCGGAACGTGGAACGGACACAACCTGACGTTTCACGGCGGCACGTGGATAGAGTGACTAACGCCTTAAAATCTCCCTACGATTGTAGGGAACAATAACCAATAAATTTAGGATTATGACATTAAAGACATTCAAAGTGCTCGACGCAATCAATCGTGAGGGATTGGATAACACTCAGTGGAATATCTACATGCACCTCGAACCTGTGAATACAGGAGAGTTTTACGGAACGAACGAAAACCGCACGCTGCCCGCAGGCGTTTGGATAGCCGTGTACAAGAAGCGTGGCGATACGCTCTATTATTTCCGTTGGCTCAAGCCTGATTTGTGCCTTGATATATTCGAGGACACGGAGCTGTTGTTCTTCAACGTGAGCGATTAGCCTAAAATGGTAGCCGACAGGCTACCAACTATTAACCAATAAAATTCTATGATTATGAAGAAAAGACAGATTATCTATTCAAGTACGATAATTGTGCTTGGAATTATTCAGCTGCTCCCGTGCGTGTTGCTTGTAAGCGGTACGATAATTGGAAATGTGCTTGGAATTTTCTACGCTCTGTTTGTGTGGTATCTTTGGACGAGTACGAAAAACGGTCGTTGGTTCAGCGTTGAGCTGTATCGCAGTACGCTGCGCTTGGAAAAATTCCTGCTCGGCTGCAACGTGGAGAGTGATTAGTACGAAAATTGTGCTTGGAAACTTTCAGCCTAAATGCTGCCCTGCTATATGGGGCAGTACGATAAATCAACCTTACAGAATTATGAGACAGATAGAAATGCGCAGAGTCAAGCGTGGCGAGTTTTTCCGCTTGGCAAATTCGGAGTCCGCTCCCGTTTGGGTGCGTGACGAGTACAACAGAAGTTCCCAAAAATTCGAGGCGTACAAGTACGACAATGTGAATTATTGGAGCGAGTTCAAAGGTTCACGCCTTGTTTACGTGGATTTTGTGTTCTGAAAAATTCAGCCTAAAAAACTGCCTGCAAATTAGGCAGTACGATAAATAACTAATAAAAACAAATGAATTATGGCAACACGAAGAATTAAGTGCGAGGGTTCTCTGTTCATGGAGAGCGTATTCGCGAAGATGCAGGAAATCTACACACACGTTGAGTTCCTTGGTTACGACGGCAAATTTCTTACCGTGGCTTACATTGTCTAAAACCCTGTGCGCAATCATGCGCACGGACTATTAACCAATAAATTTATAATGATATGATTAATTTGAACGCAAAACGATTCGATGACGTGTGCGATTGTTGCGCTCTCAACGAAGCTCGGTTGAATCCTGAGCTACAGGTAAGGCTCGGGAGAATATCCGTACACAAAGCAGAGGCGCAATGGCTGTACGAACACAAGCATTACATCTTGACGAGAACGTCGGTGTACGATGTGAGATACAGCGTGAACGCTGGATTTTACGCCACACGCATCTACTACAAGAAAGGCGGTAATTTTACACGCCCAGGACGCTTTTGTACAGGCGACGCAAAGTTTGTCAATAGCATTTTAGGGTTTGAGCTACTGGTCTAAAAAGGGAGGTTCTGAGCCTCCCGCAGTATTAACCAATTAAATCACAGAATTATGACAGAAAAAAGACTCACAGAGGCGAGAAGACTCGCAAAGGAAATTCTCCCTAAGGTTCAGAAGATGCAGCGTGATATGTATTTTAACAATCATGTAGGCATGTGCATTGAGTTTTACTCCTCCGGCTACAGCTTTTATGTAGATGTTTGCAGCACGAGCGACAAGAAGGGCGAGAGCAGGGATTGCCGCGTCGTGACTTTCAGATTTTACGATTTTTTCGATGCAGAGGAGAACGACGAAACGTTCGAGAGCCTTGCGAAGTACGTAAAAGATAAGTCCGCAGCCTAAAAATCCCCACGATTGTGGGGTCTATTAACCAACCAAATCAAAGAATTATGAACACAGAGAAAAATTTTGTAGTGCTTGAGTTTTACCCGAGTTTTACACCGAAAGTCGTGCGCGAGTTTGCAACCCTTGAGGACGCAGTGAAGTTTGCGGAGCTTATGAAGAAGAGCGAGACAGGCAGACATACCTACGCCGTATTTTCACGCATCGAGCCGTAGAGCCTAAAATCGGGCGGTACGATAATTCGTGCCGTCTGCCATTAACCAAACAGAATTATTATGACACAGAATTATTTCGTGTTCCCTCCTTTCGAGGTGTACACAGGCGAACAACTTACAAAAGAAGTCAAACAGAGTTTAATTGCCCGTGGTTTGAAATGCGTTGCGGTTGTCTTCAACTGCGAGAGTTACGAAGATTTCGAGCGCAAATACTTCGGCAGATAGCCTAAACAGCGGAGATACAACTCCGCTACTATTAACCAAATAAATCATTGAATTATGCTAAGAGACAGAAATTGCGACAAGAATTTTGAACGTTCGTTGATGTATCAGATAAACAAGGCAAAGATTGCAGCTCGCAAGATGCACAACGCACGTATGACCGACTACAATGATCCGAAATCTGAGAATGATTTTCACGACGCTATGGTTGAGATTGTAGCCATTGCTTATCACGATTGAGTTTGAACAACCCGTTACGTTTTGTCACGGGTTCATTTTATCAACCATTTAAAATTTTAGGATTATGAAAAAGCACCCACGAGATTACAAAGTGAACGGCAAAATGTATGCTTACATCCTTGACTCCATATCTTCCGATGATGTAGATGTAGAGTCTATGTCTGACAAGGAACGCATTGAGTTTGCGCTTGACACGTTCTATGTAGAGAAATTTAAAGATGACAGACGCAGAATGTCCGCTCTTGATTTGCTGACTGAATGGATTGCCGGTCTTTGCTCTACCGTGAACGTAGCCTTTACCAACTATGACATTGCCAAGGTTGGCACGGAGTGGGGTTATTGCAGAACAGACGCAAGAACCTCGCAGTTTGTACGTACATGGTTTGAGCGCATCGCCAATGGTATTCTGCGCCTTGCGAAGATTTACGGCGTGGATATGAGCCGTTTCCGTCGCTAACGCCTTAAAATCCTGCGTGACGATTGCACGCAGGAACTACAACCAACAAATTGAAAATTATGAAAACATATTGTGTAAACCTGAAAGAAACCTCTTATGGTTTTGTGGAAGTGCAAGCCGACAACGAGGAAGAAGCGAAAGAAATAGCTTACAAAGCATGGCTTGACGGCAACGCCAACATGGTCGGAAGTGTAGATTGTGAGCCTTTATCTGTGGAAGAGTCCTAAACGGGGCGCACAAATTCCGTGCGCCTACATTACCAACCAACAAAAATAAGATTATGAAGAAAAGAACTTACAAAACACTCGTCGGCTTGCTTAGAGCTGCCGATGCAGGACAATTCACGATGAACGATTTTTTGAGCGGACAAATCTACAACAACAAGCATTATAAGAGGTGTCCGTTCGAGCTTACCGACAGCGCTCTGCGTGAGCTGTCTGACGGCTTCTGTCAAGCACTTGGCTGTCAGAAAAGAAAGTACGACGAGGTATTCCACAACATGAAGTACGGCAAAATCGAGAGCTGTGGCATACTTTCCCGTCTGTGGGTTGAGCTGCGTAATAACAAGCCGAGCTTTACCTACTGCGTAGGGCAGGACGGAGGTTACGAGTATGCGCTTGTCAAGAGAATCCTGTATCGTGGCTATTGAGCCTCAACAAATCTGTGCAGCCTATCTGCACAGAACAACGTTTAACCAAATTAATTTCTGAATTATGGCAACAAAAAGAGCATCCGAAAGGAGAAGCAGAACGCTTGCGCAGCAGGCTAAGTCCTACGAGGTGGCAGGCGAGTACGAAATGATGCAGATAATGCACGAGTCGTGGATAAACGGCAATTTCTCCGACTTCAAGCATTATTACAGAGTCTTGAGAATGGAGGACAGACGCAAGTTTGTACACTATCTCTACAACAGCACCGACGAGGGCACATTCTACAAAATGATTGACTCGCTCATGTTCGGTTAGCCTAAATCAATCCTCACTATCACGGGTGGGGATTTCTATTAACCAACATTTAGAATTATGACAGAAAAAGATTTTTTAGACAAGTGCCATGAAGTTCTTCGTAAATTTGAAGACAAAGATACTTTTGACAAGTGTATTTGCGAGATTTTACATTCAGGCTGTATTGACGTTGAAAAATGCCCTAATAATTACATTCCTATTTATTGGGTGATGGGCGCATTATTCAAACGTGCTATGTCGCAATGTCTTGATGGCTCTGTTGACAAGAAGACGAGAAGAATAGCCCACAAGGAGGCTAAAAACATAGCATGTTTTATTCCTTGGTGGTTCTGATTAGCCTAAAGACTCTCCCCTGTGGAGAGTGCAAGTATAACCTAAAAACAACGAATTATGGAAAAGAATATTGTAGAAGTTGTTATGAACAACAAAGGCGAGGTTGTCGAGAAGGTAGCCGACTACATCGGTGTCGAGAATTTTGCCAAAGCGATAGAGGCTCTTTATCGTGAGTGTTTGGAAGACTACGAGAACTCTGAGGACATAGAGGAATACCTTGTCGATTTCGAGGGTTTCAATATTCAATCTCTCGCTTGGGATTTTACTATGAAAGCGAACAGAGAGATGAAGGAATATCTCCACATGCAAAATCATCGCATGGACGGCAATTTCGCCAACATCGAGGAAGACTATCTCGCTCACATCACGGGCACATATTGGAGTTCGGAGTATGCCGGCGACGACTACTTCCGTCTGTTTCCCCAAATGGTTGCACGTTTGGATGCAGCGGAAGACAGCAAACAGGCTGACGAGGACAGGGCGTATCTTATGGATTGGTATTTTAAAGCCTTTGGAACGTTCGGCATCAAGTACAATTTTCAAGACACGCTTTCGGAGATTGCCTGCGTGCTCGAACAGCAGTGTGTTACCGCCTAAACCGCCTCCCTTTGGGGAGGTGCAACTAACTAACAGATTACAGAATTATGGAAAAGTCAATCAGAACAAAATTGGAGATGTGGACTTCATGGGGTTATTGTATGACTCCGCAGATATTCAGTTCGAGAAGCGAGGCGTTGCAGTACGCACGTGAAATGCGTGACAACGGCTATATTTTCGGTTTCAGAACGTCTCCTGTCTAAAAAGTCCGCAGAAATGCGGATGCAATTAACCAACAAACAGAAGAATTATGGCATTACAATGGAAATGGACTGACAAGATGGGCAAGGCAATCATCCGTCAGAACGAGAGAAAGTACGAGATTGGCATCTACGGCGGCAACGCTCTTGCGATATTCATCAGTGAGGACAAAGACTCATACCAGCTCTACAATTTCATTACGGACGAAAGACACCTCGGCATCATTAAAGAGAACGAGTTCAAGATGTTCTACGACGAGGTGGTGAGCATCGAGCTGAACGTATGCAACAAGAACGCGCTGAAGATACTCCCTCTCCTCGCAAAGGAGGCGGGCGAAGTGCGCTGCTACTACAAGGAGTCAGAGTAACATGGCTTATCCGTTGGGGAAAGAAACCACAATCGGAGCGACACCGGCAACGGAACAATATTAACCCTAAAAAGAATTGAATATGAGTGAAGACATTATCAAAACAGAAGAAATTGGTGATTACAGAATCAAGATTCGTCGCGACAAATATCCTCCGTGTCCGTGCAAGGACTGGGATATGTTAGGCGTACATCTTTTCGATTACAGCGACAGGAATAGATTGTCGGAAGCCTCAAACTACGAGGAGCTGTTCTACTCAAACGACTATTCGCTTGCCGACGCAGTATGCGAGCTTGCTTGCAAGTATGTACCGCAGAAGAAATTCATCAAGTACATCAACGAGTACCTTAGCGACTCTCTACGCTTTCGTTACGACCGTTCGGGCCACATGTGGTATCTTGAGCATTATTTCGGATACGGAAACGAGGAAAGACAATGGCATGAGATGCAGAGCTTTACACCCGACGAGGTGCAGGACGGCATCCGTAGCTGGCTCTCCGAAGCTCTTGACGAGAAGGATTTTATCTATCTTCTCTCAAATTGTCAGACAGAGATTGCGGTACACGAATGGTCGTCACGCGGCTACTGCCAGGGCGATTACGTTGAAGGCTTCTCCTATTGCACAAAGGAGCGTTTCATTAAACGTTACGGCGGCACAACGAAGGACTGGCAGAAACGTGCGGTTTCCGCTATGGAAAGCGAAGTAGAGTGTATCGGCAAATGGATGTGGGGCGACGTGATAGGCTTTGTTCTTGAGAAGAAGGTGCGTTACACGAAGGTCTACGAGGACAGCGAGAGAGCGGACGAGGACGATTACGACTGGGAGGAGGTTGACTCCTGCTGGGGATATTATTGTGACGAGGACGAGCTGATAAAGGAGGTAATCGAAGAACACCAATTACAGCCGAGCGTTGCAGCCTAAAATCGAGGGAGGCATATCTCCCTCACAAAAACCAAATTATTGTGATTATGAAGGACAACAAGTATTTCTGCTACACCATCGACAATAGCGGTGAGCGTGGCTTTCAGAGAATTGACAAGGAGTATGCAATCCAGCTGAACAATATGGGTCGGTGGTTTTACAAACTTCCCTTTAAGGTTGTGAACTCCCTCACGAAAGCGTTGAGATGGAAACATCATCTTCGGGATTAGCCTAAACGCCTGCGTTATGCAGGCTCTACAAACCAAAATACAAACAATTATGAAGAAAATAGATTTAGGAACACGCACAGCTAATTTGCGTGCAGCTTACAGCGACTTGAAAGATGGATACACAATCATTGTTGGCGAGCTAAAGATGTGGATATACACTTGCGAGAGATGGGGCAGTCCTTCATACGGCAAGGATTATATCTGCTACTGTAGTTACGGACGCAGTGCATCAACAGTCAATTTTAAGAGTTTTGCAGACGCTATGCGTAGAGCCGGCGATGGCAAGCTCGCCTATAGCAGAGAATGGTAGCCTAAAAACGGAGGGAGCAATCCCTCTGACATTATTAACCAAATTTCAAGAATTATGAAGAGATATTATGTATCAGTCACAGAGATTTTAAACAAGGTAGTGAGTGTTGATGCTGAGAGTGAGGAAGAGGCTGTACAGAAGGTGCAGGACGCCTATAATAATAGTGAAATCATTCTCGATAGCGACAATTTCTGCGGAGAAATAGTAGAGGCAGAAGATAATCAGGAATTCTATGCCGATTACGAGAAAGAGAACGGCGAGACTTATCAACACATCGAATAGCCAAACGGGGAGAGCAATCTCCCTACCAATAACCAAAACATTATAGATATGATTACAGACATTCAGGAAAAAGTTTGCTGCAAATGCAAGTATGGTGTTTACAAAATAAGCTCAATTAGCCAAGAGTACGACACCATTACATGCAAGCGTAATCACTCGGCTATAAAATGCTACAATGGCATGTATGACGATTACGAGTTTGTTTAGCCTAAAAAGCGCAGCTAAGAACTGCGCACATTAACCAAAACATAAGAATTATGAACAACGTAAGATTTATTCCAGGACAATATGAATGGCATCTCGTTGATGAGAAAGACAACGTGCTTCTCAACATCCCAGATGGTATCATTGACGATTGCGAGACGAAGGCTGATTTGGATTTCGTTATAGGAGACATTCCAAGACAGGCATTGCAAGCAGTCGAAGAAGGAGAAGAACTCTATGGATGTGACGTAAACAAATACGTCAGTGACATAGATGACGACTGCGTAACCAAGCTTATGATAGATACCCTATCAGAATACCTCGGGTTGACAGTCTAAAAGCCGTCGAAAGACGGCACTATAAACCAAAACTTTTAGAATTATGTATGTATCAGAACTATCGAGAGAACAACTTGTAGAGTTAAAATCCACCATGCTCGAAGCCATCCTCGGTTACGAGCCGTCATACGGAGAGCTTGCCATTGCGGACGAGCTTGTGTCTGACGAGCAGGTGGAAGAGGAGTACGGAGGCGTGTGTTTCACGCCCGACGACTTCTTTTGCTCCATGAGCTAACCTACGGCAGCGCAGCCTAAAAAGGCGTGCCGGAAGACCATATTTATTTCAACAGTAGTGACTGATCACGAGTCTCCCACTGACGCGAGTGGACTCGTGATCATCACATACTGTTTCAAATCAGCATCGTACAGATATGCGCCGAGGTCTTCGGCACGCCACATTTATTAACCAAAATCATTAAGAGTATGACATGCAACGAGATTATCAATGAAGTTGAGAATGGTGCGAAGTTCACTATCAACTTCCAAAACAGAACATGTAGAGTGAACGGAGAGGTTGTTGTTAGCGAGGAAATCACAGCAAGAGACTGGAAACAACATGGTAGTTTGCCTTTGTCTGTTGCGTTGAACGGAATAGAAAAGGCATACAGGAATTATAAGCACTCCGTTCCTACTGAGCGTTCCGAGTCACACAGACGTTGCTACTTTAAGGCTTTGTCTGAGAAAGAACTCTCAGACGAAGATATGATGTATGGTGAGCAACGTGAGGTGGCGAGATGCAAGTTAGAACTCAGATTGCTTACATACATCATCCAAGGCTACATTACTTGGCAGAAGGAATGGGGCAGCTGGTTCTACCAATCTCCCAACGACAAGGACTTGATTATCCTGCGCTCATGGGTTGAACCAAGCAAATCGTAGCATTTGGTAGCAGATGGTAGCATTTGCTATAAACCGCCTAAATCAGAGTGGGATGCAAATCTCACTCACATTTTTAACCATTTTATTAACAATTTAAAAACAAAAGAATTATGAAAAGAAATGTAATGATTTCAGGTGAGTTCACTATCAACGAGGTAGCAAACGCAAACGGCGCAGGTCAGCAGAAACCCAGCAAGAAGTCGGCACAGGCACGTATCGAAGCACTCAAGGCTGCGGGCGTGGATGTTTCCAACTACTTCCCTATGGGCGAAGAGATGATTGTCCGTGTCAAGGACGGCGTTCCGACACAGGTACTTGACGACGACCCTGTTTTCTCTCGCATCATGGAAGGACGCTACATCGCACACGGCAAGCTCTATCGCCGTTGGGTTATGGCGCAGATGTTCCACATGCTCCGAGAGATGAACGAGGGCAAGTGGGATTCTCCCAACTTCACGGAGGTCTTGCAGAACCGCGGATACGAGTATTCGTGGAAGATGGTGGAGCAGGAGTTGCTTGCGCAGTATAAGATGCTCAAGCACGGCGACACAGAGTCGTTTGGCGAGCGCAACCGCTGGTTCGACAAGGACGTTGTGACTGAAATGGCAGAGGACTACCTCGACCACCTCCGCAAGGTTGTTGGGGAAATCAAGGAGCGTAAATGCCGCGGTCGCCTCTACAAGCGCATCTTCGGCAAGAACGTGTTCTCTGACGAGATTGAGAACGTTGTGTTCGCTCCGATTGCATGGACTATCAGAGCAATCGGCGATTCCAAGTCCGCATATCAGCTCTACAAGGCTGTCGCAGCGTTCAACCGTGACCGTCACAATCTCCGTTGGCAGACCAAGCAGTCAAAGGCGTTCACCGATGCCTACAAGGGTTCTGGTGCGTACTTCACGATGAAGAACCTCATCCTGTTCCACGGCGCACGCTTCAATGGCTGCACCACGGAAAAGCAGTCGCTCGCACGCATGGAGAATCTCGCCTCGAACCTCGAAGGTTGGGAACTCCTCGGTGCCATGAAGCAGCTTATCAAGGACTCTGGCATCTCTGTCGAAAAGAAGATTGCCGAGTGGAAGAAACAGCCTGCATCTAAGAAGTAGTACGCAGCCAAGAAGGAATTGCCGTTCCGTCTGCGGTGGCTCGGCATCATTTATGAAAGCTTCGCAGAAGAAGGTCCCTTACCCGCCTATCGGTCAGGCAAGGGACCTTCCTTGCAAGCTTTGAAATCACACGCTTACAGACAGGCACCCGTCCGTGAGCCGCAGACAAGCCTAAACCTATCCGTTGTTCGGCAGCGGATAGTCTATCAAACCAAAATTTGTTTATTATGAAGTACAGAATTGTTTTCTACACCTTCGAGTACGAGGGTGTGAACGCAGCGTTGGACAAATCAATGCCTATGTCACGCTATGCCTGCCGTAAGTATCTTCGCGAAAACGGATGGAAGTACGAGAAATCAAGATGGCGCAACGGCTTCGGTTCGTTCGCCGCCATCGTGGAGTACAAGACACGTTCCGCAGCCTAAACCACAAGTGGTTACACATCGTAACCGCTTGACTTATTTACAAACCATTAAATAACAACAGAATTATGAAAGAAGATAAGATTTTAGAGATGTTTTTCGCCCCCGAACGCTGGCAGTACGCAATCGCCAAAGGTGTTGTCAAGGACATATCCAAAGGCGTGCTCTACAAGCTCACCAAACCCGAGGCGCGCGCACTCATGTATCAGCGTATCCGTGACGGCAAGTACAAGATAATGCCGCCACATACAGCGCAGATACCGAAGGACAACGGCGAGTTCCGTACCGTGTATGTGAACGAGCCTGCCGACCGAGTGCTGCTTTCCATAGCCAACGACCTTCTCTTCGAGCTTATGCCCGAGATGGTTCATCCGAGCTGTCGCTCGTATCAGAAGGGAATTGGCTGCGGTAGGGTTGTGCAGGAGGTGTCACGCCGTATGTGTGCGTTGCAGACTTCCGATGTGCTCGGCTTCAAGTCCGATCTGTCGAAGTATTTTGACAGTGTTCCGTTGGGGTTCGTTGACGCAGCCTTCAACAAGGTGGAGGAAAAGTACGGACACTCGGCTCTGATAGATGTCCTTCGCGACTACTATCATTCCGACCTGTACTTCACTCCCGAAGGTGAGCTGCACGAGAAGTATCAGTCGTTAAAGCAGGGTTGCTCCGTAGCCTCGTGGCTCGCAGACGTAATCCTGTATCATATCGACGAGAAACTATCGCAGCTCGAAGGCTATTACGCCCGCTACTCCGACGATATGCTTTATGTCGGTAGTGACTACGTTAAGGCGATGCACATTCTTACGGAGGAGCTTGGCAATATGCAGATGAAGCTCAACCCGAAGAAGGTGGAGTATCTTGACGCAAACCATTGGTTCAAGTTCCTCGGCTATTCAATCAAGGGCAGCAGCATATCGCTTTCCTCTACACGCATCAAGACGTTTCAGAAGGAGATAGAGTCGCGTTCGTGCTGTAGACGGGGTGCAACGCTCACGACATCGGTAAACATGATTAACCGATACCTCTACAAGGGTTATGACGGTCACTCATGGGCAACGCAGGTTCTCCCGATAATCAACGTAAAGGAGGACATCGACACGCTGTCTACGTTCATTCTTGACGCTCTGCGTGCTACCGCAACCGGCAAGCGACGCATCGGAGGTCTTGGCTTTGCCAGGGAGCAGAAGGTGGGATGTATCTCACGAGGACGAGGAAAGAATGTCACAACGAACAGAGCGAAGACACCCGGGCGTATTGACGGCTTTATGTCACTCGGTCTCATGCGCAACGCATTGCTGACCTCGCGAGCTGCATACGACACACTTGTAGCCAATCTCTGACAAACGCCTAAAAACGGATGCAGTCCAAACGCTGCATCCACAACCAAACCTATATGAATTTCCGAGAACACGGAACTGCGCAGAGCAGGACGCCACATTTATATACCCGCCTCAAAGATACGGGATTTCCTCTGGACAATCCAGAGTGTATCCCGTATCCTAAGGCTGGTACAATCAAAACCTTACAGAAATGTTCCACGGCGTAATGCCTGTGCAAGGCGGCGCACACCGCCCTCGGCTTGAAGAATGGCATCCGTTTAGCGCTCAGGTTGCTAACGATGACGACGTCGATACGAACCTATCGACGTCGTCATCGAGAAACCTGACCTACATCGCTCGTTTATATCCATGTGCCACAGCCATCGTTCAAGCCCACTCACGTCAGCGCAGACGTTCGTCTTCCCCGGAGGAGTACATTTGCTGCACCAAGCCTCACACGCGGCGGAACTTGGATTCTCATCCCGCCCGCCGCGTCCCGGCTTGTGTTTAGACCAATCCCTTACAGCCATGCGCCACACTCCTTGTGGAAGACAAGCCATTGCAAGCCTAAATCGGGCGCGATGGGGAGACAACGTTTATATCCCAGTATATAAGGGCTGGGTTGGTGCCGGTTGCAACAACCGGCGCACCCAGCCCCACTACTGGGCTAAATCAAACACCTACAGCAATGCACCCGTCTCCAATCGTGCCCCCAATACAACCAACGGAATTTTGCGGTTCCTTATGACGTGCCGTGCAGCCGACTTTAATGATACCGGCTTCGTATCATCCGCCGTCCACCAGGTTGACACCTGGCTCCCTGCCGATTTCTCAGCCGGTACATATCAAATCCTTACAGTCACGCAACACGGCTACAGGCACGTCATTACTTTAAAAAGTGCTGCATTTATTCGTGAAATAGCGATAAAATCACTACCTTTGCATTATAAACCAATCGCAAACCAATCACGAACCAATCAGCAATGTTTGCCTTAACGACCTCGTATTGTAGAGGTCGCTATTAACCAATAAAATAGATTAAATTATGGCAGTAACAAAATTTGTAAGAGCGCAGGACATTCTCAAGGAGAAAGGGTTCAAAGCGCCACCGTTCGATACGGCGGGATTTCAGAACGCAGTCGTGGAGTTCTTTCGGAAGAACGATGTGTCTGCGAAATTAGTCATATTCGGAGTTCGTTTCGTGGATTATGAAGGCACGCCCAAATGTGGTTTTTCAGATTGTACGCAATACAGCTCCAGCGAGACATGGAGCGACGGAAGGAAAACCTTCTATTACGACCTTCCTGACTATTTGGATTGTCGCTTTGGTTATAGTACCGCTATAGGCTTCAGCTCCCCGTTTTTTATCGTGGACGAGCCGTATCTGACCAATGCCGTAGCACTTCTTAAAATGGCAGGGTTCATTGCTGGAAGAAAACGCAGAGTTTTAGGAGTGCCAACTTACGACATCACCCTCGTCTAAACATTAACCAAGCCCTACGCAACACGGTCAAGCGATACAAAATGCCCAACAACAAGGAACAAGAGCAGATAGACGGCATCCGCAAGGACTTTGCAAAGCGGGTCTACGACCTATATATCAATGCCGCCAACGGAAAGATTGATACCTACGACAAGTTTCTGACTCGTTTGGAGTGGCTTGAAATAGACTACTCCGACGCATTGTCCCCATACGGAATATACGAAGACCTGTGTCCTGACGACTTCGATTTGGTGAAGATGGCGATAGAGGAGGGCACACCCCTCAAGGACTTCGCCTATCAATGGTTGAACATATACAATATCATTGAGTTCGCCAAAGTGGATACAAGTTCGCTCATACCTCCCGTATCCGATAATCAGCCAAGTGACAACGCCTAAAACAGACCCTCGCCGAGGGTCGCAATTTAACCATTTAATTCATTAATTATTGTAAAACCACTGCGCCCATACCGAAGTAATATTATAAATAACATTAACTTTGCGTTGCAGGCGCACTAAATTTCAAGAATTATGACACAGCTACTTAGCACAAGACGCTGGATGGACCTGCTCACTCCCGAGCAGCAGAAAACCTACTCCAGCGCAATCCGAAAAGGTTACTTTGCGACTTATGACGGCTATCGTTGGCGTCACGAGTTCTATGGTGCTTTCATCTGGAAACACCCTGGACGCGTGAAGATCATTGATAAATTCAAGCAGGTTATCGGTCGCGCACCATTGTGGGAGGACATCACGGACGACAATCTGCGAGACGTGAAGGAAGAGCTGGACGCTTCCTATGCGCCGAACTCCGTGCGCACAATATGCGCAGAGATTAACGCAATCATCCGTGAGAACGCAGAGTCGAAAGACATTCCTTCCATGTCCTACGCGCGCGTGCTGCGTGCAAAGAAGGTGGTGGTACAGTCCGTGTTTCTCACCGACGAGGAGATACGCAAGATACACGAGTATCGCCCTAAGACAGTACGCAGACGGCATGCAAAGCGCATCTTCATGCTTGAATGCCTTTGCGGAGCACGTTTCTCCGACTGCCTGCGCCTCTCGCCCGTAAACCTCTCTTCTGATGGTCGTACCCTGACTTATGTATCAAAGAAGACCAACCATGAGGTGACGGTTCCCGTGCACCCGTGGCTAAGAGAGTATCTCGTTCCGTCTTCACCTATCGAACCGCAGTCACTTGCAGTTCCTTCCTACAACGACGCGATACGTTTCTTCTGCCAATCATGCGGTATCGACCAGCAGGTTAAGGTGTACCAGGCAGGTCGCGAGCAGACAGGCCCGAAGTGGAAGTTTGTATCAACACATACGGGTAGACGCTCGTTCGCAACCAACCTGTCGTTGAAGAACGTGCCGTTGGAGCAGATAGCGTTGATGATGGGTCACTTCACGGGCAACGCCCCGGATGTTTCCATGACGCAGCGATACATCGTGACGCGACTCCAGCTGTCGCCCGCAGCGTTCCAAGCGTTTATGATTCCTGGTGCCGAAAGAGCGGCGGCAGAGAACGAGGCTTACAACAACCCGACAAACAACTTCGATGACTTCGACGACTTCGATATTCCCGAGGACGAACAGCTCGTTATCCCCGAGAGACCGCAGACCGAAGCTTCGTAAACACATGACGCACCACAACGCCTAAACATGGTGGGGATTTGCTTTTCCCACCAACCGATTTTACTAACATTATTAACATTCATAAAAGTTCACTAATTATGAAAAAGCTATTACATGGCAGCCTTATTACATTGGGGCTTACATTGCCGCTATCATGCTCCGTGTGCTCTATAGGGCCTTCCAAAAGCCACGCCGACAGCAGCCTTTATTTTAACGACCAAGTAAAATTAGGCGATACCGCGGTAAACCTTGTCAAGTCGGGCGTTTTAACACCTGACATTGAATCTTCAAACCTGTTTCACCTTACAAGCAATTCTTTCGCAGGTGTAAACTTTCGTCAAAATATCGTTGCCACAAGGAACGGTATTGTAAATGGGCTGTTTTATTTCAGCGACAATTATAATGACGAATCTAAATATCAAAACGAACTGAAAACCTTGTTCGAAAATATTGGTAAGACATACAACAAGCAGACAAAAGATACTACTTACATGGTAAGTGGTAGTATGCTTGATGCTTATGTTCACGAATACGAATGGGAGTCTCCAACAAAAAAAATCTCTCTTTTCCTAAACAAAAAAGAAATGGGGTTGTCGGCGAGTGCATACGACATTCAGCTGTATATAACCATACAAGACAGTATTGTCAAGAAATATGGTTTCTCTCATCTCTTTAATCGCGAGCCTTAATCTCGCATCATCTAAAAGACTCTGGTAGACACTGCGAGGATTAACTGACATACCTTGCAAGGTCCCAACAAAACCAACCTCAGCCCTACCGCAACACGGACAAGCGGAATGATTATGAAAAAAATGTATTTTACGAGCAAGAAGAGTTTTCTTGTTGAACAGAACCCTGACGGAACGTTGCTCATTACCAAGACCTCAACAATGAAGCCTTTGGAAAACGCAGGCTCGTTCATCGTCTCGCAAGGAGGCATCGAAACCATCCTCTCGAAGTGCAAGGAAGTCACCGACGAGGAGTTTCTTGAAGACCGCAAGCAGCTCCTTATGCGCAACGAACAGGCAAAACTGCGCTCCCAGGAACTCGCCCTTGCCAACCGCAAGCGTCACGAAGAGGACTACAAGGCTGTATTCAACGACAGCACAGTTGAGACAACAGCGGAGAATATACGCATACTTCTATGCTACCTCAACGACATCAACTGGGGAGTATGGCAGCTTCCGTCGATGACTATCGGCTACACTTGTAATCAGTACGACTGCGACGGCAAGACCGCAACGACCATCACGCTCGACACTCCTATAGAATATCGTGGCGAGCAGGTATCGCAGTTCCAGCACGGAGCACCAAGCGGACACCTCCGACACTATCGTAGAATATAACAAAAAAACAATATGATTACTAAAGAATTGGCAAAACAGCTTATAGAGCAAGCAGAATATAATTGCTCTGGAGAAAAAGTAGAGTACAATATAGACGACATACAAGCACTTAGTAAGGACGGTGTTTATCTCGTCTTTGCATCATCCGAATTCTGCAAGACATCTTTTGTCTGTTACGAAGAAGATGGAACGGCTTATTTTCTCGATGATTGGCAGGGCAGCTACCCAACCAACGAAGAAGAAATTGCAGACTACAATAATTGGGTAACAATAGACCGGAAGGAGTCACCCGTTATTTTCAATGGTTTCCCCAGAGTCTTATTCGATTTATAAACAATCATTCGGAAGGATATCAATCATGTACGAAATAATAGATGTAATACACGACTATCTGTTTGTTACGCTCCGTCTGCGCAATGTGCGGACGGGCGCGACAAGAGATTGGCAGCACTGGGACGACCTCGAAGACTGGCTGTGCGAGGAGTACGGCGTGAAGGATTTGAAAGGTCTTGTTATAGACGCCCTGCCCAAACATGGCGGTTGGGCAGACTCTGAAAAATAAAATTATTAGTCACAAATTTAAAACAATCAATATGATGGACACAGCAAACATAAAGTTTAATCGAGTTGTAGCAAAGAACAACTTTAAGTTCTCCGACATGGAAGAACTGAAAACAGTGGTCGAGAAGTCTATCCTCGGCGAAACTGGCTTGATAGTCGCCGGCACTGAAAAGAAAGCAAAGGAGATTTTGACCCCGGACGGCACACTTGAAATACAAAAGAGCGTCGCAGGCGAGGCGATGGCCTTCCTCTCTGACGAAACCGCCGTTAATGTGAGGCTCATACAGCTCAACACACACGGTTTATTCAAGTTCGTTTACGTTTTAAAGGTTAGGTTGTTATAACACAATGAACAAAGAAAGATATGAAGAAGATTTTATCTATTTTGGCAATTATGATTGCCGTGGTGACGATTCCTATTAATGTATCATCACAGACAAAGAGTAAATCATTGCATAGAACGTACAAAAAGAAGGTAACAAAACCTTCTGCTGGCAAAATTGAACTTACTTTGTACTGCGACACTTGGGAAAACGTTATTCGTGGTGTTGAAAACGCAAGAAGAGAGGCAAGTCCTATTAGCCGCATACTTTTGCGAGAAAATCACTATATTGATTTTGTTAGAAATGACGGCAGCTTATGGAAAAGATTTTATCTTCCATATAAATCTACGGATATATATGGAGAAATATCATTCTGTAATAAAGCACAAACCATTGTAGTTAGTACATCTTTTAGAAATGTGCCAAAGGTTATTCTTGTAACAGATGAAGATAGATGTGTCTTTTTCCTTGATATGGAAAAGACAAATGCAGATGCTGGCGTTTTTTAATTAATAGATAAATTCTTTCTCCCCATCTATCAAGTACAGGTGGGGATTTATTATATCCAAAAACAAATTAATCGGATAATTAATAACTGCCAAATGTTAAAGTTTGGTTAAAGGTTACTTCTTAAGCACGCAGATAGGAATATTTTTCGTGTCTTTCCTCTGCGAAGTCCGAAGCTCATGAGTCTTTAGCTCATGGGTAGTTTATGCGGTCGCATAACACGCATTTTATATTGCCTGAATAAGCATGAAATCCCGTTTGTACAGCGATGTGCAGGCGGGATTTTTATGCTCCAAAAACCACCGAAAATATGCCAAATTATGCGATCGCATAAGTCGCATAAAACATGGCATTTTACATATAATTTTTATCGTTGTAAACGCTTGATTATCAATGTGTTTAACCAACTTTATGCGACCGCATGCAATCGCATCTATTATATATTATATATATAGTATATATTCATACTAACGTATTCATATATCCTATACACATAATATATAATTTTTCTCTTTGAAAGAGAGAGCGATTTTTCGTGTTGGAATTGGGTGTCGGATGGTCGTTGAGAGGCTACGCCTTGTCGCTGTTGACGTAATCAATAATCTTGCGCACGGCATCGTCAATTCGTTTCGTTCCGTAGGCGATGTAGTGGTCCGTCACGTCTGCCCAGGAGTGCCCGAGGCAAAGGGCAATAGTCTCGCGAGGTATCTCAAGTTCTGCACCAATAGAAGCGAATGTGTAACGAGCGGTGTACACCGTCATGCCTTCCGCTATCGGATGCCAGACGACCTTGCGCAGCCTGCCCACCTTGTCCGGCACAATCTCCTTGCGCCCGATTTTCTTGAGTGCGTCGTTCCAGTGATGGCAGAAGTCGCGGTAGTTCGTATAAACGTCAAGAGGACAGAGAAGCCATCCCTTGCCCTTGTAGCGTCTGATTATTTCCATCGCCTCGGGAGGTACGGGTATGTCGTACAAGTGCCCAGTCTTCGCCCTCTTGTACCTGATACGTCCGTTGTGTACGTTGGACGGCTTGAGCGTAAGCAGGTCTATTGGGTTGATGCCGCAAAGATAGAACGTCAACAAGAACAAGTCGCGGTATATGCGCTGCCACTCCTCGACTTCGCAATCTCGTATCTCCCTCAGCTGCTCAACGCTGATGTTGTTGATAGCTACCTTCTCCTGCTTAATCTTGTACCGCCTGAATGGGTAGTTTGTGGTCAGCTCGTTGTCGAGCGCCCAGTTGAACACCGTGCGTATGTTGCGCAGCATGATAGCCTTGTAGTTCACGCTCGCTTCGCCCATGTATCGCTCGAAGCCGTCAAGCCATGCTTTGTCTACGCTGCCGAACACAGCTCTGCCGTCATACTCGCGCACCTTCCGTGCCGACATTCGGTAGAGGTCTGCCGTGCCTTTGCGGCTCTTTGTGTCGGCGAACCTTTCGATGTAGTCCGCAAGACACGTCGCTTTCTCCTCATGCGCCTCGCCCGATACCAGGGTTGTCAGCTCTCTCTTCATCTTTGCGGTGTCGGCGCCGGCATTGTTCAGCAGATATGCCTCCACATCGTCAATGATGCTTGTCAATCTTCTGAGCTTCGCCCTGTAGTTCGTTTCTTTAGGCGACATCGAAAGACCCGAGAACGCAGTCAACACGTAGATACCTGTTGACACAACGAACTCCTTACCGTCGCTGCGGAACAAAATCTTCACCGCTATTCGTCCGTCCTTACCCCTCTTGCTCTCTTTAGCTGCGATATAATACTTCATAGTTTTGGTATTTTTTTTGTTTCGGTTTTGCAAATTTACCCATAAAACCCGACAAAAGCAACAATATTTTCGGTCGAAATGGGCATGTTTGTGGGACTCTATAATTCCCAAGTCTGTAAAATGCTAATCTTCAACAACTTGCGGTGCTGCAAGAAAGTTTCCCAAGCCAGAGGTCACGGGTTCGAACCCCGCTTGCCGCTCTTGATTATAAAGTGCTGAAAATCAGTGGTTTTAGTATAGTAAGGAGGTTCTTTTTGAGCCTCCTTTTTTGTTGCCCCAAACCCCAAAGTGGTGGTTTGGGGTGTTTTTAAGTGTCGTGTGGGGCGGTGTGTGGGACTCTTTGTGGGGCGAGTCCCACAAGTCAGTTCTTCTTGAGACGTTCCCGAAGTTCGGCTATTTCCGCCTCCTGCCTGGTTATTAGCTTGTCCTTATCGGCAAGCCACGCCTGCTGACTTGCAATCAGTCGGTCTTTTTCCGATAGCAGTTGCGCCTGTGCGTCAATCTTTTGCTCTAATGCCGTTATTTTGCCCTCTGTTGCGTTTATCGTCTGCGTGCCTTGATAGTTATCGCCGCTGATGACATTTTGCGACACAGGGCTTGAATTTGTGTCAATCATCTGGTTGAAGGCGGCGAACTGCGCCTTGCCGATTGCTTTTTCTTCGGCAAACATCTCGCCGATGCCGTTGCGCAGCCACTCGAAGTTTACGTTGAAGGCGTGGGCAATACGCAATAGATACTGCGACGATATGCCTTTCTCGCTTTTTAACGCTCGATTAAAGTTTGACGGACGTATTCCGCATCTCTCGGCAAACTTCACCTGCGAGAGACCAACGCTATCCATGAGCGTCAATACTCTTGTTGTTGATTTTGTTTCCATAATTATATCAAGTGTTAAAAACTAATGTTCTTTTGTTAATCAACAAATGGAAAGTGTAAAAGAAGTTTAAATATGGAAACTTTTATTTATCAAAACTATATCATTTGATAATTATTTACTACCTTTGCAATCGTTGACAGAGCGCAAGCGAAACAAACCCAATCAGCTCGCAAAACGCTCAAATGATGTTTAATATGCAAATATAGCAATTATAGTCGAAATGGCAAAGAGAAAGAATATAAAACTTCGCTACGGATGTCAAATTAAGTTGGCGGAAGACTGCGGAGTAGGGGTAGCAACCGTTAGACGTGCCCTTCAGTGGGAACTTGATTCTGACGTTCAGAACCTTATTCGCAAACGAGCACACGAACTCGGATACGTGAAACGCTGGTAACGGACGGTACTGCCGTCACAACATAAACCAAACTTAAAGCAAGAAAGATTATGAAACAGGCGACAGTAACACAGATTGAGAAAATATGGCTCTCGAACAAGGAGGCGCAAGCGTACCTCGGCGTGGGCATGGACTTCTTCAAGAACCTCCGTTCAAGCGGACGTATCTCGTTCTTCAAGGTCGGCACAACGGTGTTCTACCGCAAGCGCGACATTGATAAGCTCATCGAGAACAATAGAGTATGTTAGAGTTAATAGTACATTCATAATGGTTTTAAAAACTTTTGTTTCGGCGATATTTTAATCGCTTCGTCGCGAGACGGTTTTCTACACTTAGAAGTTTTTTTACTCATAAGGTTATAATTTAAATTGTTAGACAAACATGTTTCAAGCGTGAAACGAAACCTGCGGTTGTCGCGAGGTAGTCGCAGGGTTTTAAAAACGCGGAGTGGTGCAAGTGTCGCACGTGTGGGTCAAATTTTTTCATAGGGTTAATAGATAGAATCGCTCATAATTAGTCAGTCATAAGTTAAATAAGCAGTTAGCCCCACAAGATGCAGGTGTCGTAACCGCCTCCGCGACTTGTATTTGTTGTTATTGTTTTTGGTGGAAAACAGTTTGTAGTTGATTTAAGTTATTATTTGATGAAATTCCCCCGCAAATCTGCGAAGACAAGCGGGTTTAACAAGGTCGGAACGCACGATAGGAAGTGCTGAGAACTATGGATAGGGCGCAGTTGTCTGTTTTTAAGCTTTAAATATTCTGGATGATGCCATTTGCTGAATAAGTTTCTAATGCCCGAGCCTCGGAAAGTTCTTGCGGGTCGCTCCGCTTCCGACCACAAAGTAAAGACGTTCTTTGATTTGTTGACACACAGAAGAAAGGCATATAGGACGGCGCGAGACTGACAATCCAAGACCGCCGCCCGAGGATGCTGAGTAACGAAAGACCTGCTAAAACGTCTCCCGACGTAGCGAAAGCCGTGAAAGCGGATAGAATGAACCATGCCGGACTCTGAATTGCCGGCACAGGCAAAGCGAAAAGGAACGCAGTAGGCTGCGCAATCGAATTGCACAAGACGACGCACCGCAAAAAGTCTATAAAGGTGCGGAAAACAATAGACAGAGACTTTATTTAGTGTTTGTCATATTATATAAAAGAGGAGGGTGTGCAGAATGGTATTGCATTTACTTGCTGGTTCGAGTCCAGCCCCTCCTCCTGCTTTCTAATTCTTTTTTAATATTGGTTAGTGAATATGTAACTGATAATTTCAATCATTCAAAGAGTAGTTGTGTGTGCCGTTCGTGAGGATAGCACACATTATTTTTTAACTAAAAAGAAACTAACGTGAAGCAAACGAACATCTACAGCCAAAAAGGAAGGCTAAAAGAAATAACAATTCGGGAATACCCGTATTCTTCTGCCGGGGAGATAGCCGCAAGACACGGCGTTTGCAGCGGCAGCGTCTGGTATTGGGTTAAAAAACTGAACCTACAGCAGACGGACGAGACGAAAGCCCGAATACTCAAAAAGGCACGGGGTTGTATTGCAAACACAATCAAGACAAATCCCGAGGCCAAACGAAAGAGCATGGAAACGAAAAAGCGCACATGGATGATGGAGCGGTTCCGTGTAATGTCGGGGATGCCTCAGAAGACAAAATTGCGCATTGCGACGCGACCCACCAAGGCGTACAAGGCGATATGGTACCTGGTGAATATGCGCAACTACTTCCGCGACATTGAGGTAGGAGGTAGGTTCACGCTCTATTACGACGAACAGACGAAACGTTCCGGCAAGGAAGACTACTACACAAAATCCTGCGGACTGACGTTTGAGCAAGTGCAAAATTAGTTCTTCGTATATTAACCATTAAAACCAAGCCGACAAGGACGGCTTGCAGGTGCGAATCCTGCCGTTTTGAAAACTTTTTTGATTTTTGATTAAACTTGTTCTATAACAAGTCGGGATTGTGTCATGGGCACCTGTAAGCCATGAACGCTGCAAGCAAGGAGTGACGGGTTCTTTTCATCTATGTTTGTAACAATTCAAGCCTGTCATGTACCGAGCCTCTGGGAGCAAAACACACCGAGCAGGGTTGAAATCCCTGCAATCCCTCTATTTTTAAAAACGACTGAATATTATGGGAATTATATTTTCATCGGTCATCATAGTTCTTTTGCTCGTCGTATTCGCAGCAGTCACCCAGGCTGCGGTCGAGTACCTCGTTGACTGTGACGACAACAACGAAAAGCAAGGAGGTGCAACTCATGGGAAAACCAAAGGGATGCCATGATTGCATCTGGGGCAACTGACCCGAGATGTGCAAAGACCCGAAGCGAGACCCGAAGTCAAACTATTGCTGCGGTCAGTGGGAATGGCAGCATGAATAAAAACATAAGGAATGAACATAAGCGAGGTATATGAGCGCATCCGAGAACGAGAGTCGGGCGCAAGTGCAGAGTCTCGTACACGAGCAGAGCTGCACATACAGAAGATTAAGGAACTCCGAGAGAAACACAAGACGTTTATCAAGATGCCGCACACGAAAGCGTGTGACCTGGTGAAATACTGCCTTGCCATCGACAGAAACCTCGGTATCAACCGAATACATGAAAATGCGTTCGGGTTTATCTTCTTCAAGTATCAGTAACTAATTTTCTAAAAACATAAGGCAATGAGAACAAGAACAGCAAATTGGTTTGAAACCACAGTGCGCTACGGCCGTCAGGCAGAAGATGGTGGACAGAAGAAGGTAAGCGAAGTGTATGTAGTAGATGCTTTGAGCTTTGCGGAAGCGGAGCAGAGAATTACAGAGGAGATGGAACCGTATTGCTCGGGCGAGTTCGACGTGAAGAAAATCGCAATCGCTCCGTACACCGAGGTGTTCTTCTCTGAAGATGAAGACGATGACAAGTTCTTCCGTGCAACCGTCGCTCTGATTACGCTTGACGAGCGCACCGGCAAGGAAAAGAAGAACAACGTCAACTACCTTGTTCAGGCGGAAAACATCGAAACGGCACGCAGATATGTCGTAGATGCGTTTCTCAATACGCAGATTGACTACGAAATCAAGCGCCTCGTAGAAACAAAGATACTCGATGTGTTCGAGAAGTAGTAACAACTAAAAAGGCATAAAAATGGATAATACACAAGTAACGGTACAACAGAAAAACGCCACCCTCGGTGAATTGATGCACTCTCCTGCGGTCGTGGGCAAGCTGAATGAGGTTTGGAGCAGTCCGCAGATGGCAAACAGCTTTATGAGTTCGGTTATCAGCGTAGCTAACGGAAACCCTCAGCTTCGCAAGGCAGAACCAATGAGTATTATAGGCGCAGCAATGGTGGCTGCAACCATGCAGCTCCAGGTTATCCCTACATTGGGTCAGTGTTATATCATTCCTTACGGCAGTAAGGCGCAGTTTCAGGTTGGCTACCTCGGCTTACTTCAGCTCTGTCAGCGTAGCGGACAATTTAAGAAAATCCTTGCTGCGCCGGTACACGAAGGTGAATATATTTCGGGCGACGAGTTTGACGAGGATTATGTGTTCGACAAGAATCAACGAAAGTCTGACAAAATCGTCGGCTACATGGCAAAGTTCGAGCTTCTGAACGGATTTACAAAGGTTGCGTACTGGGACGTGGATAGAGTAAAGGCACACGCCACCAAGTTCTCGCAGGCATATCGCTCGGGATATACATCTCCGTGGAAGTCCGACTTCGATGCTATGGCGCAAAAGACTGTTCTCAAGTCTATCTTGAAGTACGCTCCGAAGTCAATCGAGATGCAGAACGCTGTCACTTTCGATCAAGCCGTGGTAAACGTAAACTCGTCAGACATCCAAGACCTCGACATCGACGCATTTGCGCCCGAGTACATTGACAACCTCGAAAGCGAGAAGAAGGAAAACATCGCAGCCAAAGCAGCCGAAACCGCAGTGGCCAACGCTGCAAAGAAGGAGGCTAAGGCATGATTACCGATAATGTAGAACAAAGAAGTATCGCCTGGTACCGCAGTCGCTTCTCCAATTTCACAGGTTCCGAAGTTCACAATCTTATGAAGTCGGGTCGCAGGAAAGACGAGGTGTGGTCCGAAACGGCAAAGAGCTATATGTATCGTATAGCTGCCGAGCGCATGTTCAACCCCGACTTCCTCAACGACGACGATGTGTTTGATGATTATCTCCATCAGACGAACTTCACCTCCAAGGCTATGCAGTTCGGTATTGAGCAGGAACAGTACGCTCGGGAGACCTACATCAAGCTCAACAACGATGTCGAGGTGTTCGAGGTTGCATCCTGCAAGCACGATACCATACCGCACTTCGCAGCCTCGCCCGACGGCATCGTAAGAGGCGCAGACTTGAAGTGCCTGGAAATCAAGTGCCCGAACATCGCAACACACATGATGTATGTGGATAAGATACACGACGGCGCATCACTGAAAGAAGTCAAGCCCGAATACTATTGGCAGACAATGGCGGAGATGGCTTGCACCGGTGCGACGGAAACGGACTTTGTTTCCTATTCGCCGTGGCTCCTGAACCCTATGCACATCGTAAATATTACACGCAACGACGAGGACATCGCGCTACTTGAAGAGCGCGTGAAGCTCGCAAACGCTTTCGTGGAAGAAATCATTAACAAGTCTAAATCCTAAAAATTATCATGGACGTAGTAGGAAAAATCATAGCGGCCCTGCCTCCCAAGAGCGGCACGTCGCAGTCAACCGGCAAGCCGTGGCAGGTCAACACCTATGTGTTGCAGACCAACGAGCAGACACCGAAGAATATCGCCTTTGATGTGTTCGGCGCAGATCGTGTCGAACAGTACAATCTCAAAGTGGGAGATATGGTTACGGTGTCAATCGACATCGACGCTCACGAATACAACAGACGTTGGTACAACCAAATCAGAGCATGGAACGTCGTTAACCATGCTTCGGCACAGCAGCCGACCGCACACCAGGCACCACCTCCGACACCGCAGCCTGGTGCCCTGTTTCCGCAGCAGCCTGCATCAGGAGCACAGCCCGCACCGTCAGCAGGAACTGACCAACTGCCCTTTTAACGTTCGCAAATACGTTCTGTGGGCGCAAGCCAACCTAAATGCTATCATAGTAGGGTAGGGCACCTCCTGCCCTACAAACCAAGTGAACTACCCACAAGCTAAAGACTTGTGGGCTTTACGGTACATTTTATAAAAGTCATTGTTATGAAAAACAGAATTTCCCTCGATTTGTCAAATATGGAAGCCTTTAAGGAGCTGACCGATATGCAACTCGGCGAGCTTATGAGGGCCGTATTCGCTTACGCTTCCGACGGCACAATGTTGTCCGAGGATGCCGACCAAGCCGTTCGCGTTGCGTTCGCCTTTCTGAAGGCGGACGTGGACGCGGAACGCGACTCATACAAAAGACGCTGCGAGCGCAACAAGGAGAATGCACGCAAGCGTTGGGCGAAGCGTAATAAAAGCAAAAGCACGCCCAAAGGTGTGGCAAGTCCTGTATCGCAGGAAAAGACCGCAACGGTAGACTACGAAAAGCTCGTCGCCTACTGGAACCGCCGTGTGGATGAAACGAAGTCCTCAATGGCAAAGGTGCTCAACATTACACCTTACCGCAAGAAGTTGATCGAGGAACGACTTGCGGAATATAACAATGACAACAAGGCATTACAGAAGGTACTTGACAAGGCTCTCGCAGACCCTTACCTCAATGGCAAAAACCCGTCAAAATGGGTTGCTGATTTCAACTGGCTGCTGAAACCCGAGAACTTCTCACGGCTCGTAGAGAGTGGTGCTGCTACTTCAAATGAGCCGAAACCGCAAGCTGTGACGGTTACGATTACTGAACCCGATTTGACAAGCGAACGTCTGGAAGCAGAACGACACAGAGAGGAAATAGAGTACACACGCGCTGAACAGCAACGTAACAACCTCCTTGCGGCTACCAAGGCTGCGGACAGAAACCCGAACTGCATCCAGGCAAGGATGGCATACCGCGCCTACGAGGACGGCACACTTGCAAGGCTCGGTATAGAATGGACTCCTAAAACATCAACAAATGGCACTGAAAGACGAAATACAGAAATGGCTAAGCGAGCATCCTGACGCAACAGTTGAGGAAGCGATATGGGCAGGAGCATACATCGAAATCGACTTATGGTGCAATAAAACAAAATGACAATGACAACAACAGGAACGATATTACTCGTAGCCTACGTCGCCTTTGTGGTGGGTTCGTTGGGCTACACAATAGGGTTTCTTCACGGAAACTCTGCGAAATACAACGAACACAATAAGCTTTAACCTATGGAAATAATGGATAAAGAAGCCTACGAAATCAAAAAGGACGGCATGACGCGAGCAGAACGTAGGGCATACCAAAGAGCTTTGAAGAAGTATGATAAAAGCAATAATTGAAGTGGCAAACGAAAACGCAAACATTATGGCAAACGAAAACAAAATTATCGCCTACAAAGGCTTTGACAAAGATTTTAAGTGTCGAGGATTTCAGTACGAAGTCGGCAAAACATATGAAATGAATGGCGACATTAAGTGTTGTGAGCGTGGCTTTCACGCTTGCGAGTCGCCAATGGAGGTGTTCGACCATTACGATATGTTCGCCTCTCGTTTTGCCGAAGTGGAACAGTCCGATGAAATTGACAGAGAAAACAATTCGACAAAAGTGTGTTCGTCACGCATCAAGATTAAGGCAGAGCTAAAACTTGCTGACATTATCAATTTAGGTATCGAATGGCTAAAGGAAATCACTGCGCCATCCAAGATTAAAACTGACGGTGACAATAAAAGAAACTCCGCTCAGATTGGCTCGTCAGGCGACTATGCTCAGATTGGCTCATCGGGCGACTCCGCTCAGATTGGCTCATCGGGCGACTATGCTCAGATTGGCTCATCGGGCGACTCCGCTAAGATTGGCTCATCGGGCGACTCCGCTAAGATTGGTTCATCGGGCGACTCCGCTCAGATTGGTTCATCTGGCGACTACGCTAAGATTGGTTCATCGGGCGACTCCGCTAAGATTGGTTCATCTGGCAACTACGCTAAGATTGGTTCATCGGGCGACTCCGCTCAGATTGGTTCATCGGGCAACTACGCTAAGATTGGTTCATCGGGCGACTACGCTAAGATTGGTTCATCGGGCGACTCCGCTAAGATTGGTTCATCGGGCGACTACGCTCAGATTGGTTCATCTGGCGACTCCGCTAAGATTGGTTCATCGGGCGACTACGCTCAGATTGGTTCATCTGGCGACTACGCTCAGATTGGTTCATCGGGCGACTCCGCTAAGATTGGTTCATCGGGCGACTCCGCTAAGATTGGTTCATCGGGCGACTCCGCTCAGATTGGTTCATCTGGCGACTACGCTAAGATTGGTTCATCGGGCGACTCCGCTAAGATTGGTTCATCTGGCAACTACGCTAAGATTGGCTCATCTGGCAACTACGCTAAGATTGGCAGTAGCGGTAAAGATTCTGTCATAATGTGCGCAGGATACAACTCTAAAGCAAAGGCTGCTATTGGAAGTTGGATAACTCTTGCCGAATGGAAAAGGATAAGAGATGTATGGAAACTGATTTGCGTAAAAACAGAACAGGTAGATGGGAAGCGCATTAAGGCAGACACCTATTACAAATTGATAGACGGCAAATTTGAGGAGGTTGAATAAACATGGTAAACAAACAATACTTCCTTTTGATTTTTGAGCACGGAGATAGTATGCCGACAATCATTTCGGCTGATACAATCTCCGCGATGTACCCAAACAAAAAGTATCAAAAACTGATTATAATCAGGAAGGACAGCGGCTGTATTTGTTTTAAAAACGTGGCAAACTTCAAAATAGTTTCTGCCGAGGAAATTAACTTTAACATGTAACAACAACAGATATGAAGAAAACAATCAAAGAATTTATTAACAGGCTGCGCGATGTGTGGGCTATCATACGAGAACGCAATTATGTTCTTATCCGCCACGACGAGAACACAAGCGAACAAGAGGGTTCCCGCACAACAAGTTTTATTCTTGGCGCACATTGGCTTAGAATCAACGACAACGTAAATTATTTCTCTCGAGCAGATATGCTGCTTGACTTGCTGAACGATACGAACAGCATTATGATACTCACAAAGGATGCTGACGGCACGCTGACTTACTGCTACGACTGCAAGACGGAAGAAGATTTTGACGATTTAATCAATATGGAGGTGAAGTAATATGGAGAGTGAGATTTACTACATCAACATGGATGGCAATATCTACTTCAAGGTTGAAGATGGTATTGTCTGTTCGCAAGGCAAGCAGACCAGCGTCTCACCCGACAAGCTCTCCGACTTCCTTGCAATAGCAAAGGAGTTAGGATTTAAAACTGGGAAGCTATGAAAGCCGTACTGACATTAGACAAACTGACATTAGACAATGAGAGAAAGATTGCCGCAGACATTTTGCCCCCGATTGGAAAACTCCGCAGCCCACGTTTTCAAGACGAATACGAACGTTGGTTTGTAGAGGAGTTTAACAAGGCGCAGCCACACCTGATTCATAAGGTGGTGAAGGCGCACATATTAAGACACTAATAATACAGCAAATATGACAGAAGAAAGATTTTACTGCGAACGTCCAAAATGTAGCGTTCACAACAAGAAGACGAAGGCTCTTGCAAACAGCTTGAAGTTCTTCAAAAAACGCTGAGTTTGTTTTTGGAGAGGATTTTACTCCAGAAAAGTTACTCGATCGTCTTAAAAGAGACGTTACGAGACTCAACTATAGTTACAGAGGTAAGGATATTGAGGTCACGATGATGCGCTTCGGTGGCACAATCACATACAGCTTCAAGGATGACACTAACAGTGACGCAAGCCTTGGTAGTATGAGTCTTCATCCGATAGTAACAACTATTTACAACATCAACAATTTTAAAACCGAATAACATGGGAATAGCATTATTTACCCTTTGTTTTGCCTGCATTTGTGGTATGTGGTACTTCACTGGTAGAAATTCGATATACAACAAGTTGAAGGCGGACTACCGAGAGGCGCTGAAACTTATAGGCTTACAGCAGGCAATAATTGAAGCCTACAAACTTAAATACGAATCAAAAGAAACGGAGAAAGAAGATGGAGAACAAAATTAACATTGCGGAAATACTCCGCGACTGCCCGAAAGGCACAAAGCTGTATTCGCTTTTATATGGTAAATGTGAGTTTGAGAAAATTTCTAACAACAACGAATTTCCAGTCGTTGTTTATCCCGAAATTAAAACCTCACCTGTATCTTTTACAAAATACGGTCACTATCTTTATGAGGTAGAGGATGCGGACTGTGTACTCTTCCCATCTGACAAAATGCGTTGCTGGAGCAAGTTCTTCAAGCGTGGCGACGTACTGGTCGATAGTGATTTAGAAACAGCGGTAGTCTTTGACGGTTGGGCAAATGACGATTATACAAAGTTTAACACAACTATTGACTACTGCAAGATGTGCGACAAATGGGGTAAAGGAAATATTTGTTTCACATGGCTTTTTCGCAAAGCCACCGACGAGGAGCGAGCGGGGTTTATCGCAGCAGCAGAAAGGCATTACGTCGGTAAGTACGACCCAAAAACACTGCGAATCAAACCTGTTAAGAAGACTTTCAAGCCTAAGTGTTCGTTTGAACCATTTCAAAAGGTGTTGGTGAGGAATGATTGCGAGAATACATGGTGCGCTAACTATTTCTCACATTACCTGAATAATAATGAATACCATTATGCTTGTATAGACACCGCCTATCGTTATTGCGTCGCCTACGAAGGCAATGAACGTCTGCTTGGTACAAACAATAATCCCGAATAAATAATTATGACTAACCAAGAGAAAGCGACAGCAGAATCTGCTACCACAAAACCAACTGCTGATATGCTGAGAAGCTGTATAGACAAAGCCTTCAGGGCTGGTGCAAAGAGTTTTATAGATTCTATTTGGCATGATGCAAGCAAAATGCCAAATGAGGGCAAACGAATCCTGTATATAGTACAATATGGCAATGAAATAGTGGATGTAAAAACAACTATTACCGCCTTATATGACTTCACGCCGTGGGATAAAGTTGTAAGTAATTATGGTATCACCAAGTGGTGCTATATCGACGATTTGCTGCCGGAAGGAGGTGGAAAATGAAAAACTTTAGAGTTACTCACGATATGCACAATGTGTACCGTCAAATGACAAGAGCCTTTTATCACGACTACGGCATCGAGATTGATATTGAAGTGCGCTATAAAGAGACAACGCTCTCGCACATGAGCTATCGTAAATTGGCAAAGTTTCGTAAATACGCCAAACGTCGGGCGCTTATGCTCGCAATGATAAGGATGTATTATAGAATGAAAAACCAACAAAAGGAGAGAAAAGATGATTAAACTTGAACTCGACCGCCACGACTTCCTCCATGCGGTTGAGGGCTTCGCAAGAGGTTCGCACCTCCGACAGCACGTTTGGCAGGAGATTGTATATAAGTCAATTCCGCAAATGTCAGACGACGACATGGATTTTCTTTGGTTCTATATGCGACGCGACATCTTCGAGAGATACTTCTACGAGCTGAACGGCAAGAAGAACACGCACTTTGGTTACGAGGACTTCATGCACGCACTCGCTGCTTTGCACAGAGGAAACCGCTATAAGGTAACATTTTACAGCGAGATAGAGCACAAGCAGCTCCAAGCTCTCTGCTACCGCTTTGAAGGTGAATATCATCCGCTTTATCTTTACATCGGGGGCAAGGTAGTCGGCAAGACGAAGAAAAACAGCGGTTTGCAATCGTTCAATGCGTTTGTTCCGAATGAGTGGATAAAGGCAGTTGCAAAGCACAAGACACCCGAAAACAAACACGTAGAACTCGGCAGAGAAGAATGGTGGAACGACTTGGAAATTTACGATAATTTTAAAACGACTTACAATGGCTGATTTTTCAAATGTTAAAGTAGGCGATAAAATTAAGTATTACTCACGTTGGTGGGGTAACGCTCCGCATTTCGCAACAGTTACAGAAGTAACGCCAAGACAATTCAAAGATAGCAGGAACGTCAAATTCCGCAAATCTGATGGTCGGTGCATTAATGGCAGTTGCGTTAAATGTTCAATTGTGACAGAAGAAGAAATTGCCGAGTTCAACAGATGTAAACTCCGAGGAAAAATGCTAACGGAGGCAAGCGTACTTTTGGGTATGGGTAGTTTTAGTCATAAAGTTACCGACGAAGACGTGCAAGCGATTTACAACATTATCAACAAATATAGATAACACATTATAAGCTGCGGTCTTTGTCCTCAAATGTTTAATTGCCCTTATGACAAAAAAGATGGAAGAGTAGTAATTACAAAAGAACACACAGGAAAATGATTAAACCAGAAGACCTAAGAATAGGCGACTTTGTAAGGGTAAGCCAAGATTGCATGTTTCCGAAAGGCACAATGTGCGTTGTTTCTGATATAAATCCCCTAAAAGTTTTTAATGATAAAAAAGGAGTTGTCAGTCTAAGTGCTATCAACGATGACGATGACGGGCCTTGGGGAGCTTGGTGCTGTAATGTCGAAGGTATTCTCATCACGTCCGAAATACTTAAAAAGAACGGTTTTAAGGAGGAGCAGCATCAAAAGGATGGCACCTCGGAATGGTATGACTACTATCATTACGACCTCGGCATCAATATCGTGTACGAGGTCGAGGAAAACAAGTTTGCCGCCTACCTCGACGGCAAAAAGTTACGAGAAATACAATACGCTCACGAACTCCAACATATCCTTTGGGCACTGGGCTTGAACGCAGAACTAAAAGTATAAAAGAGATATGAAATTTGGTATTATTGATTTTATGATGGCATCACTTCAGGTAGCCTTCATCGTAATGAAACTCTGCGGAGCAATCAGTTGGTCGTGGTGGTTAGTAATGCTACCCATTCTCTTGATTGTAGTGCTAAACGCTCTCGTACTCTTTCTTTTCGTTTGTGCAGAGAAGTATAAGTCGCATCTACTCTTCAAGCAGTATGGCACCGACAATAAGTTGGCTATTCGCTTGAAAAAGATGCAGCAGGAAAGGGAGAATCTTATGAAGCAGAAGAATAAGTAATAATGTCTTAACGAAAATATAGAGCATGAAGAACGTAAAGATTTTTGCCCAAACCATTGAAGCAGAGGCAAAGAAACAAATTGAAAAGATGGCAGCGAGCGAGGCGTATCGTGACTGCCAAATTCGCATCATGCCCGACTGTCATGCAGGCAAGGGTTGCACCATAGGCACGGTAATACAGACTGCTGGCAGGGTTGTACCCAATACCGTAGGTGTGGATATAGGTTGCGGAATGTTGGTGTTCAAACTCAATAAGAAGGATATAAACCTATCGCTTCTTGACCGCATCATCAATGACAACATTCCGAGCGGGTTCAGTGTTCACGACAATCCCATACCCGAAGCCGCAGGTAGAAAAATACATCGCATTTTGCGTGACTTGGATTGGATAACAGGGGGCTGTTTCGACCGTAGCTATATGGAACGCTCGCTTGGCACATTAGGTGGCGGCAATCACTTCATCGAACTCGACGAGGACGATGAAGGCTACAAATATCTGGTAGTGCATTCGGGCAGTCGCAATCTTGGCGTGAAGGTATGCAATTATTTTCAGGAGTTGGCACAGAAGAATGTGAATCGAAGTGGCGAGCGCAAACGCATTATAGAGGAATATAAGAAGTTGGGCATAGAGAGCGAGATAAACAACGCGCTGCATCGCCTGGATACCATATCTCCCGACCTTGCTTACCTCGAAGGCGAGAGTCTTTACAGCTATCTCTTCGCCATGCAAGGCTGTCAAGAGTTTGCTTGTGCAAATAGATGGGAGATTGCCGCCACAATCCTCCGTGAGCTTCAAGTGTGGTTCCTGGATTCCTTTACAACGACGCACAACTATCTTGACGTTGATACAGGTATCATCCGTAAGGGAGCTGTTTGTGCCGAAAAAGACCAGCAGCTAATCATCCCCCTCAATATGCGTGACGGCTCGTTGATATGTCGAGGTAAGGGCAACGGGGATTGGCTTTACTCTGCCCCACATGGGGCTGGTCGCCTTATGTCAAGAGTCAAGGCAAAGGAAACGCTCAGTATGGACGAATACAGCAAGGAGATGCAGGGCATATACTCTACATCCGTCTGTGAGTCTACAATCGACGAGTCGCCAATGGCGTACAAGTCTGCCGAAGAGATAGAATCGCTTATAGGCGACACGGTAGAGATAGTGAAGAGAATTAAGCCGACATATAACTTCAAGGCAAAATAACATAAAAGCGTAGAGTATGAAAAATATTATGTTCAACGACAGGTACGGCTTAACACAAGCTGTACTCGAAGGCAGAAAGACGCAGACAAGACGAATAGCCTATATGCCAAATGGGTTTATTACGTTTGATGATGAAGATTTTCAACTCAAAAAGCTCGACAACGGACAGGCTCTGCTTACGCTCTGCAACAATAGTTTTGAAACCGCCCGCTATAAAATTGGCGAGGAGGTAGCCATTGCGCAGAAGTACGCAGATCTGGCGTATGACGGTGAATTTTTCCGTCTTTTAGGGAAGGTCATATTCGAGAAAGGATGCCACAACAAGATGTTTGTGAAGGCAGACTTTATGCCGCACCGCATCCGCATTACTAACATTCGTGTCGAGCGTCTGCAAGACATCAGCGAGGAAGATTGCATAGCGGAAGGCGTTTGGCGTGACAACAACGTAGGGCTTGAAGGTACGACGTATTGGTATCACGGTCTTGTCAACTCTTCGTTCAGAACAGCGAAAGAAGCCTACGCTGCCCTGATAGACAAAATCAGCGGCAAGGGCACATGGGAGAGCAATCCTTGGGTATTCGTATACGATTTTGAACTTGTAAAATAGAGCAATATGGATAGAACAAAGTACATGATAATAGACTGCAAACGCCGTCCACCTAAACGTGATTGCACCGTCCTTTTCTGCAAGGACAAGGCGACCGACAAGTTTTGCTTTGTCAATACAAACTCAAAGCACGTTTGCTCATGCCGTTTTGATACGATTAAAGATGCGATAAAGGATTTGGAAAGCCGACCAGAGGTCGTTTCGTATCGCATTGTCGGGAGTGAGAAGTATCCGCTAAAACCAACAAAATAAACATAACTATGAACAAAGAAATGAAACAGTACACTGGTACAAAGACAGTGAAGGCTATGCCTATGACAATGGGTGAAGCCTACGAGCGCAAGCTCTTAAAGAACTGGAGGATTAATGAATGAAGACAATTTATAAAATCTATGACGGAGCTATGTATGTTTTACTGGCTCTTGTAATAATTGTTTGCTACATTCCGTATGCTATTTTTAAAGCTTTTTTTGACCGCGGCATCCTTGATGACTACTTCGACGTATGGCGTAGAATTTCAGACTTTCTGCACTATCCGATTGTTCAGTATGAGAAAAGAAAGAATCATTACGAAGAGTTGAAGCGTCAGAGAGACTACTACATAGATGAGTGCGGTAGGCTTAACAACATAATCGAAGAACTAAAAAAGAATGATAATGGATAAAAAGACATTCTTTCACAAGGTAAGTCAAATGCGAGCCGCACAGCGTGAATACTTCAAGACACGGAGTAGTGCAGCACTCGCCTCAAGCAAGTTGTTGGAACGGCAGATTGACGAAGAAATAAAGCGAGCCAAGGCGATAATGGCTGCAAAGGCAAGACTCTCTTATGAGCTTGTGAACATAGACCCACAGACAAGCCAAGAATGGCTCAACGACCATATCAGAGCAAGCCTTGATTACTTTTTCTGTGATGCGCCCACGAAAGACCAAATGGAGCTTGACGGTCATTTGTCCGACCACGGCTTTTGTGAATCATACGATTCCCCAACGCTTATTATAAATGACATGGGCGATATTTCAGACGATGATATGCTTGAATTTAAGTACGAATACATCAACCATAAGTATTATGTATCATTCTTAAACAGATTGAAAGGTTAGAACTATGCAAAGGACAATTAGAGTTCGTAGCAAAGCCACAGGAAAGGGCACCATCCCTACAAATTGGGTATACCCGAGACGCTTTGTGAAGGTCGTTATTGCGAGGATGCAGAAGATAGTTTCGCAGATGAACATAATATAGAACTGGAGAATTAATATGACAGAAGAAGAAAATTGGAAAGATATTGTTGGTTACGAAGGTTTATATCAGATTAGTTCTATTGGTCGGATAAAATCCCTAAAAAGATACAAGGTAGGTAAAGAACGTTTAAAGAAACCATCTATTGGAAGAGACGGATATGAGTATATTATGTTATGGAAGGAGAATAAAGTTAAAAGATTTTCCGTACATAGACTCGTTGCGTCTGCTTTTATAGAGAATGCTGAGCATAAGCCAGAGGTTGACCATATTGACACAGATAAAACAAATAATAACGTAGATAATTTAAAATGGGTTACAAGAATAGAAAATCAGCACAACCCATTGACAGCAGTTCACGTAAAGAATCAAATAAGACATCCGAGAAGCGAGGAAACAAAACGAAAAATTGGGAAAAGATGTTCTGTGCCAGCTTTTCAATACACTTTAAATATGAAATTCGTAAAAGCATACCCTTCTGCTGCGAGTGCAGCCAGAGATACAGGAATATGTTCCGAGTTAATCAGAAAGTGTAGAAGAGGTTTTTATAAACATGCAGGAGGTTATATATGGACATTTAATAAATTGAAGGAGGAATAAGTTATGAGAACAATCAAATTCAAAGGCAAGCGTCTCGATAACGGCGAATGGGTGTATGGCGACTTACTCCATCTCGTAGACGGAGTGTACATAAGCAACGATAACGGAAATAACATGGCGCAGGTAGACCCCGATACGGTCGGGCAGTACACAGGACTGAAAGACAAGAGCGGTAAAGAGGTATATGAGGGCGATGTTGTAGAAGTTGCTTTATTTTTATATAAGATAGCGTGGTCCGAAACATACGGTGCTTTTAGATTGAGAGAAGATGACCCAAAGGGCGGTACAACTTACTCTCTTGGGGCAGATTTATGCTGGTATGCTGTTGTTAAGGGCAATATTCACGATAAGCAGAAAGGAGGCTAATATGCAGGATGTAAAGATAACATTTAGAGTTCGAGTGTTTGACGATGGAAGCCGCGTTATAATTACAGAGCCGGCAGTCACGGAACCTATAAGTTTTAGCGTTTTCATGGGTATCATCAGAAAACTTGCGGACTTTCAGGAAGAATGGAACGAAGAACACAAACCCGAAAGCAGAGAACAATGACACAAGAAGAGGAGAATCGGCACATAAAGAAGCTGGAAGACGCAGGGTTTGACTGCGGTAGCAGCAGGTCAATGCTCGAAACTATACAGCTCTTGAAACTCTCAAAAGGAGAAACACGGAAAATTTAATAAAAACAAGCGACAATAATGAAACAGGCAGATTATATCAGACTTACGGCACAGATTGCCGTGCTGAAAGAAATTGCCGTTGATTACAGCGGCAAGACGATAGACAACATCATACAACAGTTCGAAGCAATTAAAAAGGAGGTGACGGATGAAGATTAGAAAAATAAAGAAGGAGTTTAAAATGCCACTCCGTTCGATACGGAAAAACAGGAGCTACAAGGTGGCGAAAAGCCTGCGCAAACTATGGGGTATCGGTCCTTTTTCTGATACGATTAGCTACTCGCAAGATATTTGGCAGGGAAAAGCTTTCCTGCCCTTGATGTTAACAATAAGGATTGGCAAAAAGCTACACAAGGCGTATTTTTCGACCAATTCGCCACTTTTTAACCAGAAACATTAAGTAAAAATCAAAGAACAATGCAAATACTCAAAGAAATCAAAGTTCCTACAGGTGAAATCTACACCGCAAAAGGAGACAAAGGCGTGTTGGAGTTTCTGACAGTAGCCGACTACGGAAAAGACGCAAACATCAAAGCCGACTTCCTCGGCATAACAAGAGAGCTGAATGGTGTGCCGAACGGAACGTCGATGCCGCTAACCGAAAAATGGGTAGTAACAATCTCTACCCAGTACGGCTGCTCGATGAACTGCAAGTTCTGCGACGTGCCGAAAGTCGGACCGGGACGCAACGTAACACTGAACGACCTGCGCCACGAGATAACAACGGCATTAGGTATGCACCTGGAGGTTAATCACACCAAACGTCTTAATGTACACTATGCACGCATGGGCGAGCCGACATGGAACGAGGCTGTAATCGAGCACGCACGTTTCTTCTTGCGTGAGGATATTATTCCTTACATCGGAAATTCGCTTGTGCATCCTGTAGTAAGCACGATGCTTCCGAAGCGTAATCGAGGCTTAAACGACTTTATTCGTGAATGGGTTAGGGTAAAGAACCTCGACTACAGCGGAAACGCAGGCTTGCAGTTCTCTATAAACTCTACCGACGACGCGCAGCGAGAATATCTGTTCTCTGGCAATGCTCTACCATTGAAAGATATTGCAGAGCTTGCTGACACACTCGAAACTCCGCGCGGTCGCAAGTACACTCTTAACTTCGCACTTGCTGACGACTCTATCATTGACGGCAAGGTGCTTGCATCCATGTTCGACCCAAGCAAGTTCATGTGTAAGATTACACCGCTTCACAGAACAAACAGCTGCGAAGCCAACCATATTCAGACAAGTGGAGGTTACGACTCGTTTGTGCCGTACAAGAAAGTGGAAGAGGATTTGAAGGCAAACGGATTTGATGTAATCGTATTCGTTCCTTCGTATGACGAGGACAACGGACTGATTACTTGCGGCAATGCAATCCTGTCCGGCAAGAAGCCGACATCAAGCTACAAAGAAGTGGTATTTTAATCTGATAAACAAAATGAGCAAAAAGAAAATATACATATCATCACCGATTACCGGCTACAATCTCAACGAGCGACACAAGTTCTTCGCACGGATCGAGAAGGAACTGACAATTCTCGGCTACAAGGCAGTCAATCCTATGGGCAAACCTTTATCCGATTCTGCGCCGTACACGGAGCACATGAAAGAGGACTTACGCCTGCTCCTCGGCTGCGACGGCATCGTTGTTCCGAACCGATGCCGTTGCTCAAAAGGCTGTGAAACGGAACGTCGTGTGGCGGACGCTTGCGGAATACCCGTCGTAGGCGTGATAGGTGAAGCGCACGATTTGCAAATTTTAAACGCAATATAAGCATGAGCACAAGTCAGTTAATAAGCCGCACTCCGAGAAGGACGTATATTATCGCGCCAAGTGTAAAGCAGAAAGAGGAAATACTAAAGAGCATTGACCGCTATTGTTCGCTGTATTACATCACAATGGGTTCTGCATACAACATTGCCCAAACAGCGATGATAGACGCTTACAACGCGATTAAAGAGGACAAAAAACTATATCGTCAGCAGACAAAGCAAAGCATCAACAAGGCTCTTGTTGCATACAACACATGGGATGCGAAGATGCGCTTTGTCCTCGCCGACCGCTATCAGCTTTGGCTTGACCTATCCGATGCGTCGGAAGCGGAACTGAAACCGCTCGTCACAACGCTCTATTACTGTATCGACAACTACTTCTTGAAGAACAAGGTGCCGAAAAGTAAGATAATCGCCCGTATGGAGACGGCAATGGTGCTGATAGATATTGCTGTAAACCTGTTCAGAAACCTGTTTGACAATATCCAGAAGAAGATAGGAATGGACTTGCGCCAGGCGTTCAATGAAGGCAACGCACTGGAACTGCAACGCAACTGGAACAACGCCATGCAGTCAGTCATAAACTCGATACCTGGAATGCCCGACATTGACATCAACGATGATGCGGACAGTGTTCAGGCGGCGAAGAATATCGTAACGAAAATCTCGAACGAGGGCATCTACGACCGCGCAGGAGAGTATGCGTTACAGGTGAACCCCGAATATAAACCAGAGGATTACGGAGAATAAACCGCGCACGGGCAGCAGGAGTGGAATCTTGTTGTCCGTGCGCGGTTTTGTTATTTGTCTTGCAACGTAAATGCCCGACCGTACAGCAGCATCGTAAGAATAATCAGCGTGTAGTCCGCAATCCGTGTCGTTTCTGAAATGCACAGCGTGCCGTGCCCAAGCCTTATCAGAATAACTCCTGCAAGATACAGGAACGGTATTCGCCACACCCAGCTGAATTTAAAAAGAAAGCTTGCCGGCAGTAAAACGGAGGGCAGCACGATATACGCCAGTATATATAATGACACAACCAAAACGGCGTTCTCGTTCAGATCCAAACCCATTGACGCTGCGTTATGGTGAAACCAATACACGCCGGACCAGTGTAAAACCATAAGGAGTATAGGTATCGCTCTTATGCCGATTCTGTAAAACCAAAACAGCTTTTCGGCAAGCGTATTTGTCTGTATTGTTTTCATACCGCTAAATTTATCTTACGTGATTAATATATTCTTTAATTCGGCAATATCATCTGTGGTAATGGCTATACTCTTGTTGCTGCCAAACAACAAGGCAGAGATAATACCGTCAGGCATATCAATAGAGATACATCCATCGCCTATTGTGCCATGAAGAACCCCAATATCAAAAGGCTTTTTCTCCATCGCTTTCAGTATTTGCATCGCGTCATCGAAAACAGATTCCGTATCAACAACTCCATTTTCATCAGCGACAAACAGGGATAGATTGTCAATTTTCTCTTCCCATTTTTCCTTGTTCCGACAAACGATATTGTGCGCAGCTCGCTTCATATACACAGAAGGTATAGCAAGCGACGGATTGCCTTTTATCATGTCGTCAATTCTTGCGTATATCCATGTTTCTATTGACGGAGCAAGACGTTCTTTCAGTTTTTGTAAGTTCATTTCTTATAGCCTCCCTTCTTTGCTTCTTGAACCATAGCAAGATATTCCTGCCAAGTCTTATCACTATGGTTTGTCATATAATCGTTAAGCATAGCGGACTTTTGTTCCTCTGCTTGCGCTACTTCTTTTCTCAGTCGTTGCATCAAAGATAGATGTTTCTTCAATGCGTCTTGTCCTTGCTGAGTGCTTTCAATACGAGGACGTATGATGCGCAATTCCTCGTCTTGCACGAGTTTCGATACATATTGCAAGCTGTCAACGTACTCCTGATTCTGCATCAAATACTGACGTTGTGCGCCCGTAAGATTGTCTTCAATCTTGTCAATCTCATCCCATAAAGGGGTGGAAGACTGCTGCGCTTGCATATTGATAGATGCTCGCTTCTGCTGTATTGCCTCATACATCTTCTGTAGCTCGGTATCCATCATCTGCGGCTGCTGTTGACCTGTACCCATATCCAATAATGGGCTGTTTCCAAAATTCATCATAATCAATATCTTTAAGTTGGTGATATGTTATAGAGAGGTGAGAGGGCATCCACCAACGAGGGTAAACGCCCCTCACCAACTCATTTTTTCTTAGTCTGTCTAACCGACTTCCTTACAGCTCTGTTACGCTCCTGTAGTGGGAGTGGATGTAGCAGCACATCCGCAAAAGTTCGCGGATGGAAGAACCGTAACAGTAGGAGTGCTCTGGAGTCCGAGGACACCATCAATCTTGCGGCAGCACTTCTCGTTTACGTAAGCCATCATCAGCTTCTCCTTGTAAGGAGTGAGGGCTTCCATAACGGCTACCTTCTTGTCGAGGTCGCTATACTTTGCTTGCAACGCATCGTACTGGTCTCTCTGATTCTTGTACAGACCGAAGTCCGCATCAATCTGAGACTTGTAAAGACCGAACTCAGCCTGCATAGCACGGCGGTTCTCAGCGTTGATAGCATCGTTAGCACCCTTGTACATAGAGAACTTCTCTGCGATGTCAGTTTCACGCATAGCATAGAACTTGTTAGCTGTGTCGAGCTTCAAACCGAACATGTCGGTAAGCAGCTTCACCTCATCAGCACATTCCTTCTCCATTACCTGCAAGGCGGTTGGCTGATTTGAGCTTGAGTTAGCTCCGTAAGTGTTGATGTTTACATTCTCAGGCATATTGCTGCCACCGAGAGAACCAAACACGCTGCGGTTGTTACCGCCAAGCAACCAAGCACCAGCACCGAGTGCTGTGCCGATGATACCAAGGGTAAGACCGGCATTACCAGTTGCCTTAGAAGCATACTCATCGTGCTTCTTCCCCTCTTCGTAGATTTTCTTCTCTACTACTTTTGCATCTGTCATTTCCATAATACAATCTTTTGAAATCCTCAATATTAACTAACACTATTTCGTAACGTTACACCGCAAAGTTAGCGAGTTGTGACGGATAATGCCATAACACGCTCAAAGATTTTGTATTACGCTGATAATCAGATATATAAGGTGATAGTCGGTACTATCACATTGCAAAACATTCTTTCCAGTGTTTGAAGAATTGGAAAGAAATGGAAACAAAAAAAGAGAAGCCTCGTTACTTGCCTCTCTTGTGTTTTAAGAAGTGAAGAATGTCCCACTTCTTCCAGTATCGTGTGTGTCCGCGCTTCTTGCACTCGCCGTTCGGTATTTCTCCTCGCTTAACCATTCTATTGAGTGTCGCATCGCTTACGCTGAGCCTGTCCTTTACCTCCTCTGCGCTCATCATCGGGTTAAGCATATTCGGAAGAATGTCCTGGCAGAGCGTTTCTATATCGTCGTCGCTCATACCGCAGGCTGTCACCTTCTCGCCGTTGCGCTGCTGCTCGTCTGCCTTAAAGCACGAATTTGCGAGTGATTGCAACATTGTACCAAGCATCTTGTAGCCGAAAATCTTTCTCATAGCATTTCTTTTTAGCTGAACATTCTTTTGCCAAGCTTTGATTTGCTGCAAAACCATTCGACAGCTCCGTAGACATACAGCAACAACGTGAACGCCATGATTGCGAAGTGTGCCATTATCATCTCGTTGGTTGTGTACCAACTCCAGTAGACGATGTGTATGGAGTTGACGGCGAAGAAGTAGAAGAACGGTATGCGGTATCTCCAACACAGCCAAAAGAAGCGTGACGCGAGAATTATAACCATTGGCAGCACATAGACCATGATATAAATGAACGCATAGCACGCCCAGTTCGCCTCATGCACCACGAACATCTCTTTCGGATTGCGGCTAAAGTCGAACATGCCGTACATGTGTGTCAGCATTATGAAAAACGGAACCCACTTGCAGAACCAACGGAAGAACCGCAGTATTCTGCGTGAATATTGATTGCCGGACTCTGCCAGCAAAGACATAATCTCCGATATGTCCTTGCCCTTCACAAGAGCAAGAAACATCCTTTTATCATCCTCGTTCATAGTAAATATTTTTGGTTTAACGTAACGTTTATTAGTTCTTGCAATGCAAGTTAGTCATTTATTTTCAAAGTTGTACGCTTTGTTATCTTTATTTATATTAATTTAAACTCCTTGCCTATCTTCACAGACGGGCAAGGTTCCTGAAAACAAATTACCTTTAAAAAACTAACAACTAACTTACCTTCTTCTGTGTATCAGCCAAAGCAGCAGTGATATAGCGAATAACACCACCGCTACGACCACTATCTTCCCTGCGAACATCTGCGTCCGCTCCCACCATGTAGCCTTGTGCTCAACTGGCACCGGCACTGGAATTGAGTCCGCTCGCAGGATAGACTTGTATATCGTGTCCGTCTTCACGCTCACTCTATCACGCCATTTGTACACGTTCTTTGTCTTATATATCGTATCTCCTATCATGTAGCTCTCGACATAGATAGAGTCATGTACGCGGAACGTATCTGCTTTGTAGTTGGTCTTGTATAGCGTGTCCGTCTTGTTAATCACTCGCTCCAACACAACAGGTTTTGGAGTTGTGCAGCTCGTCATAACAAGCAGGAGCAAGTGCAGCATCGAGCCAACGATGATAGTAAAGCCGTAGCGGCAAATGTCATCCCACTCAATACTCGGTAGCTTGTAACGCTTCCATTGATACACCTCACGCAGCACCATTACTGGCAGCGCAAGAACGCCTACGAATATAGATGTGATAAACCATCCGATAGTGCCTTGTCGGTTTCGCTTGTTCTCGTCGTAGCCTTCATCTACCATATCGAGCTTGTCAGCCTTGTAGAAAATAAAGAGCGTTGTCGCTCCTAAGACGATGCAGTTCAGTAACATCAGTATTTCTCTTATATCCATATCCGTTAATTTTTATTGTTATCCATTGCTTCCTCTACCGCCTCGCCGATGTTTTCGTTCTTCCTCTTGATGAGAGCGATAATAAGACGTTTTATAGAGAACGTGTTTTTAATTCCGTGCAGTGCACATACGTGTCCTACGATGCTGTCAATCTCCCAGATGCAGCCGAAGCCCAAGCCGATAGCCGCTGTTGTTACGTGGTTTGCCCAGCCCAGCGGTTCGAAGATAGCCAAGCCGAGTACCGAGCCGAGTATGAGATACGTAACGTAGTCCACCGCCTTGTTGCACGTTCTTCTGCCTGCTCGCGAAAAGCGGAAGTGCTCATGCTTTTTTAGACTCTCCGAAACGCCGAACCAAAAATCGGCGACGATAAGTACGACGATAAGTACGAGCATCCACCGTAGATCAAACAGAGCGGTGAGCGCTTCTGTGCTCATAGTGCCGACCACGAAAGCCTTTCCTGTACTTGTAGTGATATTTCCTGCCATTTCTCCGCCTCCTTACTCAATGGTTATGTATATCTGTTCGCCTCTCTCATCCGCAGCCTTCAGGATAGGGTACACCTTGCGGAACGTTGCCGTTGAGTTCAGTACCTGTCCGACCGCCTTGTTTTCTCCGACAAGGATGCAGCCCTCTGTGTCCTTCGCGGTGTTGCCACAGTGAATAAGCACGCCTTGGTAGCCAGGTGTATTGCACAGTCGCGGCAGTCTACCTTTGCAGAACTGGTACTGCGGTCTACCTCCGAAGCGTGGCGATACCGTCTTCATATCGACGAGGTATTTGCCAGTAGGTATGGCGGTTTCGCCGTGCACCTTCACTCCGCATATCTGCGCAATCGACATATTAGATGTCAGTCCTCTGTCCTTGTCTTCGAGCGTGTCGCAGACGTATGCGCCGTCAACGTACATCTTGCCTATAGTGTACGTCTCCTTCTTTGCTATTCGTTTTACCTTGATTTCCATGTTATTTTAGATTTAAATGAATAATGTTAATACGATGTTGAGTATCGCGCAGCACTCGACGATGAACAGCCAATAGCGGCGCTTCCAGATGCAGAGCACAGCAGCGAGCACGGCAAACAGCACGGTAGGCAGAGCGTCGATGCTGCACGCCCATGCCACGCTTGATATTGCCGAAGTGATAGCTCCGCACTTGTGTATTGTGCGCTGACTCTCGTCGAGGTACGCAGGAGCTGCGCCCACAAAAATGATGCCCGCGCAGGTAAGAAAAGCCATGCACTCCAAGCCGCCTTTTGAAAGCATGAGCGGCAAGAACGATGCTCCGAGTGCCGCCATGAGCGCAGGAAAGAGCCAGTCCTTATCTGCGAGGTAGTACACCTCCGATAGCATGGTCGGCACTCGTCTTACCACGCAGCAGCTGAAAACGTACAGCGCAAGAGCGATGAGTATAATGATAGCTAATGTCATAATATTACACCTCCATCTTTAATTGCGCAGGATAGCCTGCCGTGATGTCGTACTTCTCCACCTCCTCGATGCTCGTCAACTCGCTCACAGCCTTCTTGTGTGCCGCCGTCACGTTGAAACACTCGTATGCGTAGTTCTCGATGCTACGCATGAGCATTTCAGCTTGTGCGCACGGCATCGTGAAAGACATACCTTTCATCCATATTGAGATGTTTTCCTCGCCCAACGCTACCTTGTCGGCGATATTTTGTCGCAAACCCATGCGCTTATCGACATTCGGAGATGATGAGTCGTCTTTACTCCACGGAATAAGCATGCCGTTCAGGTAAAAGCCGTTGACAGCAGAAGATTTGTCGTAAGCGTCAATCTCTGCCAGCAGTATCTCTTTCGCTTCTTCGATCGTCTTGCCCTCATACTTCTTTTTGTTCTCGGCTCTGAGGTAGTCGCTGTATGCAACCACCTCATAATCCTGCAACTCCGCGTCTTTGGCGCAGTATATCTCACTCGTATAAGTGTCACCGCCTTTAAGTATAAAAACCTTATCTGCCGACACCTTCACGCAGCCGTTTTTCACCTCCGTAACGGTCACATTGCCAATCTTTTTTAATTCTTCTATCTTCATATCCTTATGCTATTATATATCCCTTTGCCGTCATTGCTGCGATGTCATCCTCCGAAAGCACTGCCTTTGTTTGTTTACTAAGTGTTAACGTAAAGTCCGGCAAGCCATTTGCCTTGCGGTCGTAAGAATTTACAACGAGGCTTTCCTTGACAGAAGCATCCGTCCAAGTAGTAAAGTGTAAACTTGCTTTAGTCGCTGGGCATTTAAAGAATCCAGTACCTAATTTCAACGTTTTTGGGATAAAGTTGTATTGACCGAGATAGTCAATGTTTTTGCAACTCTCAAGATTCCAGCCGCTTAAATCCAAACTCTGCAACGAGGAGCATCCGTAGAATATTTGGTTCATGCTTGTAACCTTGCTCACATCCCAACCCTCAATGCTCAAACTCTGCAACGAGGAACAAGCACAAAACATTTGTTCCATGCTTGTAACCTTGCTCACATCCCAACCCTCAATGCTCAAACTCTGCAACGAGGAGCATCCGTAGAATATTTGGTTCATGCTTGTAACCTTGCTCACATCCCAACCCTCAATGCTCAAACTCTGCAACGAGGA